AGTAGCTCTGAGTTTATTCTCTTACCGCTCTGAAATTCTATGAACATGTTATCACCATTTATTTTAACATCCTTAAATAACTCGGTGCTCATCATATCTTCACCTTTTATCCATTGGAATTCCATTCCGTTATAAAGAGATCTTGCCTCTTCCAGACCATTTTCCGTTATTTCCATTTTGTTACGTTTTTTATTTTTACCGAAAAGAGCAAATATGTTGCGCATCTTTAACTATTTTACTTTTTTTATGGTGGATTGTTCCATCGATAGTTAAATAAATGGGGGTCAACCCACATTAAAAGACCATCACGAATTGTACAATTGGAGATGGTCTTTGTTTCGTAGTAAAATTAAATTAATCTTTATTGGGATAAACCTCCGATATTCTTTTTTCCGGTACAAAGGTGGATACCATATTCTTTAATGATTTTATATAATCAGCAGATTTCTTTCCTCTCTCCTGTGTTTTTATATCGTCAGATTTTACATAATCCCAGTCGTGAGAATTTACTGAATCAACAAAGTGCTTATATAATCTTTCCTTGTCGGAATGGGTCTCCATTCCTAGAGATTTTCTAAGTAGATAGTTTAGATAATCATTCTTATTAACATCAGTTATATTGGATTCAACCTCGGATGTTGGTAGATCATCTGAATCGAACGAGAATGCCATTTTTCCCTTATCGCTATCTATTGAAAAGGCTGGATATGAATCGTCATGTTTCCTATAAACATCAAAATTACCAACCATATCATCGTTGGATCTTTTCTTAATATCAATGAGCATACCATTACCAAGCTTAACCTCATATTGATTGACATCGACTTTATTGGCATTTTCTATATCATAAGGTATTCCTATAATATCTAATATTGTATAAACATCATCTTTTATCCCGTCAATCATCCTAATATCATGACCTTCACATTCCATCTTGCAGTTAGTAAAATCTTCAATGAAATCTTCAATGGCTGCTCTATTTCCAATAACATTTAGCCACCTTCTGTTTGGATCTATCGTAATCACATAATTATTATTGTCATCCATTCTTATATCAACGGAATCCTTGGGTATACTTAGCTCATTTTGTATTTTTCCATTATTACCACAGAATGCTATAGTTATTGAACTGTTATTATCCTTTGTAACTATAATTGAGCCCATTGGAAATGTTCTATCAGAATCGCAGAAATTATCCGCAGAAATCTCATATCCTTCATCCATTATAGGTCTAATTCCGTCAATAGAAATGTAGTCCTCCGTATCATCGGATTCGTTTATCTTAAAATCATTGAAATTTAGAATCCTCATATTATCTGTATTTAGCATCATTACCGAAATAAACCGTGATGTCGAAATTTTTAGGATCCATCGATTTATTCATATTAATCTCCAGCTTGTCAGGATATGTTGGAATAGCGCTATCGCGAACTTCAGTTTTTATTTGGCTATAATCTACGGTTTTACCAGGAATCAAATCTATATCAAATTCTTTAGTACCGTTTGGATAATCATCAACCTCAAATTCAAATTCTATTGAATTAACATTGAATATTAGACTATCTATACCGCCTCTTTTCACGATTAAATCAACGGAGTATTCTATAAAGGCCTTGCAATCGGAAAGTTCCTCATACTCTTCAGGTTTACCGAAAATATCAATATCAACATATTTCATATCAATACCGAATGAATAGTCATTGGAATTCCCTCCTTTTTTGGAGTTTCCTGAGAATGCAGTGTAATCGTATATTCTTGACATTTATTTTTTTATTTATTCTATATATCCTTTTGTAACATTTTTATAATACCAATATATAAGGTAAGTATGATTTTAAAAAAGTTTAAAGATGAAGAATATAAGCCCCATTTGGTTCATAAAAGATCCCATAGATCCCGAGCACAAGGAATACGTTTTACTTGATTATTTAAAATCAATCAGCAAGAATCTAAATTCCGATAATTGCTACTCGACACTAAGATCCGTTTCCAAAATAATAAAGTCCCTGAATGAATTTAAGGATAATAAAAAAATAAGCTCCAGAGTTTTAAGTCAAATAAAACAGGACGAAAGAGATTATGTTGAAAAATTCATATTTGATGATCTAGCAGATTCAGATAAAAACACTATAATCGATATAGTTGAATCGTCTCTTGAGACCCTATATGAGTACTCGGAGGTTTGCCTTGAGATATTGAAACAAGAGGAATCTAAAATTAGAATATTTAGTGTTAACTCAAAACTAAGTTCGGCCAATACAGAAAAACAAAATTCTGGAATATTGGTTGTAAGAAATATGATAACGGATAAAATCATATCATATTACTGGCAAGGTGCAGTTACTCTTAAAACTGCGGATGGCGATAAGGAGATATGTGTTCTTAAAAGAATACATCTAAAAAACCAAACATTTTCACTTAACTATGAATACATCTACCATGAAATATTGGAAGAATTCTCGGTAGAAAAAAGGATGTCACCCGAACTACATGTGATAGAGATTTATGAGAATTTTGATGAGAATTCGGAAATATACAAGTTAGCAAAAGAAAAATTTATAGACACAGTATCATAACACATAAAAAAAGGAGCTTAATGCTCCTTTTTTGTTTCTGTATGGATTGTATTAAAAATCGCTTAGCTTCTTAATAAAGTTGTCAGTATTTTCCGATTCATTAGTCCCTGCATTAAAGATACCGCCTATTCCCGGTGCATCAACCATACCAACCTTATTGTTTCCTATATTTATTCTATATCCAGGAGCATCTATTTTTGATTGGTTACCGAAAACAGAATCTGCATATCCTGCATAATCATAAGCTGGTTCTCTCGTAATTTTAGAAAGCCCGGTTTTTTCTGGCTGTGCGGTTTGATTCTCTGCAGAAAATGGCTTATAAGTATCGTCATGAACTTTGGTTAAAAATTTATCGAAATCTAAAACCTCTCTCTTTGCTACGTTTTGTTGATTCATATTTGTATTTTTATATTAAGAATTTTTTGCTCCACTGGTAAAGCTGTCCCAAACTGAAGATAAGGTATCGAAGAAACCACCTTTAGATTCCGATCCTGTAGTGATAGTCGAATTAGTTCCACTACCTTTATATGGATATTCCTTAGCTAGTTTTTGAGCCAATGTGTCCTTAAGTTGATCTTTACTGTTTGGATCTAATTTAGAAAGCGCCTCCGCTCCAATTGAATCTGATCCAAGAGCACCTAAAAATAAATTAGTTAATTTTTCCTTTCCTAGTTCTCCCTGCAAACTCTCTCTAATTGTTGAATACATCCATCCGTTTGGCTCTATACCTAAAGGAACGACCAATGAATCTAATCCTTTTCTTTGTATGTATTCCTGAACTGCTTGAGCTAATCTCGGAGCAAGAAAATCTGCATTTGCATTTTCTCCGGTTAATAATCCCGGCATTTCTTTTAATTCTATCGAATCTACGACCTCCTGAATTATGGTGGAGAAAGTTGAATTTTCTTTGATCCCTATCTTTTCAAGTAGAGCTGCAGAAATCTTTTGCTTGATTGTTTTGGTAAGACCTGTACCAAGAAAAGGTATAACCTTACCCAGCATACCGCCTAGATCATCGAATAATGATTCCTGTATATTTTCTGAACTGCTAGAAAAATCTTCGAATTTTTTTAATTTTGACATTCTTGGAAATTTATTTAGTCTATATATCCAAGTAAGATCCTAATATTATAATCCTAAGCTATTGAAAGGAATAGATCAACTGCTTTTTGTCTATATGCCAATTTATCATTCTTAATCTCAGGATTCTTAAGAGCCTCTTTTTTTCTATTCACTATCGATTCGGGAAGCATAGGTCCGAAAGTATCTTTAAGAATCTTCTTGTCTTTTCTCCATTCAAGCGGAAGGTGCATAGCAAATCTTACTATATCAAGATTTAAAAAAGGGCTTCTTAGCTCCAGCGTATGAGCCATCGACATCTTATCAAGTCTAGGTAAATGATAAAATGGAAGTTCTTCAAAGATATCGGATTTCTGTGAATCATATTCATGAATTCTTGAATAACCCCCGAATAATTCATCGGATCCATCACCACTAATAACTATACGGTAGTCCGTATTCTTTTTAATTGCCTCAAATAAATGGTATTGTGGTATCACAGATCCAAGATCTATTGGACTTTCATTCCATTGGGCGTATATAAGACCATTTTTATCGGAATCCATGGTATAGTCTAGAAAATGTGCTTGCGTGTCTAAATGAGCGCTTAAATCATTAACAAACGGTGTTTCTCCATTCTCTATTGTAAACCAGGTAACCTTAGCATCCATTTCTTTTATAATGGCTGCAATTATCGATGAATCAAGTCCACCAGATACCAATATCGATATCGGATAATTTCTAGATGCAAGTCTATTACCAACGCTTTCAAACATCTTCTCCCATAACCACTCAATATGGGTTTCGTAATCTGCACCCTTAAGTTCAGGTATCGGAAGATTCCACGCTCTATAATAATCGGGATAAATGCTCTCAAACATTGGCGAAGCTATATTGTGAGAATATATGTTATTCGGCAATAATCTTTTTATGTTGGTGTAGGCAGTTCTATTGTCCTTGTTATACCCCCATTTTCTAACTGAGCTTATGAATATCTGATCTATATCGGAAAGATCTGTATAAAGACCCTTTATCTCCGAGCAGATCTCACCAAGCTCGTTACGATATAAACACTTCTTACCAAGCGGATCAGTAAATGAAATTATATTGCCACTTTTACTATCGTAGATAACTATAGCCCAAAATCCATCCCATTTAACTATATGCGGAACGTACATTGCAGAAAAGAACTCAAGGTTTCCTCCTTTAAAGTTTGCAAAGAGATTACAGAGATACTCAGTATCTGAGGAAAACAGTGCAGAATCATAATTGAAAATCTCACCGTTGAACATAAGAAAAACACCATCGGATATTTCTATTGGTTGCTTCCATTCATCACCATCCAAAGTTTGTATTGGTAATCTATGATGACATAGAGTTACGCCCTCCAGCGACTCCTTGGAACTTTCTATTCCTCTATGCTTGATAGAATCAAGAATAGAAGGTTTTATTTTTTCTCTAGTAGTTAATAGTATTCCACACATATTTAATCAAATAATATATTTTCAAACATTAATGTAATATCGGTAAGTGACTCGTCATCAAATCGATTTGTAAATTTCCATATTTTTGCTATTCCATATTCTTCAAATTTTGAAATAACTTTATTGTATGCTTCAAGTTCCCTGTTGTCACCGTCTATATGATCCCATTGATCTTTGTTCCTGTCACCCTTCTTAGGATTATCTCCGGTTATGAAAATAATGGAGATTTCCTCCATTAATCCCATCTGATTAATCATCTTGACCTGATCTTCCATTTCGCTTTCAGTTATTCTACCTTCCATTATTCCCCATGCAAGAACAGTAAGAATCCCGCGATCGTGTATGAAAGAGAATGGATCAGTTAAATAATTGCAAGTATCGAGATCTTTAAAAAGCTGCATAAGCATAAGTTCCTTACCCATAGCAAAAGCATGGGCTTCTCTACTGTTTCGACTTTCTAGATTAAGTTTAGAAAAATAATCAGCAAAGGCAAACTGATACCTTGGCATGTCAAATTTCTCAGCTATAAATTTGGAGAGGAATGTTTTTCCAGAATTTCTTGGACCTTCAAATACGTATACCATATAGATTATATCAATTATTAGATTTTGTTTTCATTATGGATGCAAAAGTAATAAAATATTGCGGTTAATAAAAACAAAAAAGAGGATCTTTCCAGATCCTCTTAACAATTTACATTGTATATTATTACTATCTACTTCCTAGTGGTCCGGATGGCTTAGATACTTTAGCTTCACCTCCATCATAGTTTGCACATTTAAAAGGTTTAAATTGGGGAACCTGATCAAAGTTTGTTGCATTCATTCTTTTTACATGCGTCTTGATACTAGGGTATATGTCAGCAGCTATATAGTAGCAATTTGTACCTAGCGCCTTTCTGACATCTGCTGAACCTGATTTTCCCTCCGCGATAATTGATTTAAAGCCAACAAGATCATCAGTTATACTTCCCGATTTATCAACTCTACGTCCACATATCTTATCAACATTGCTTATCACTATACTCGATCCATTGAATCCTAATAATTTTCCACTATCTTTATTTGTATCCTTTGTAGTGAATGTGAAATATTTGTCAGCACTTATTCTTTTTGCTGTTGCTTCTCCTAATACGTTATCATGTATCCATTTTACACAACTTATAAATTTACTTCCGTCGAATGAAATGGCATTTGAAACCATTATCAGGAAGTTGTTTATAGCAACAAATTCTTCGATACCCAAATCTGGTGATTTCTCACTCTTTTGTAATGCCTGGTTAAATGCCTTTGCTACATCACCCTTAAGATTATCATAGTCAATAAATGGAATACTTTTATTTTTTATTGATGTTGACATTCTCTCGTAAGCCCCAGCAAGATCAAGATCGCTGTTTTCAGTATTTGAATTTAATAAAGATTTAATACCGCTATATCTAGCATCAGGTCTAATCATACCGAATGTTTTCCATGATTTCAGATAATTCTCAACAAAATCTACGGAATCATCATTACCTAATGTTTTTATATTTCTAACATCAGCCCATTTGTTCCAGTTGCATGGATTTTTTAGTGAGCTGGATGACATGTTTACATTATAGATACCTCCAGAGAAAAAGAAATATGAATAATCCTCTTTTGCTGAATTTTTCTTTATTCCATCCAATGTTGAATTCCACGCTTTGATAAACTGCGGACTATAAGAAGATTTCAAGCTTCCGTCTTGTTTAACAAAATCTTCATCTTCAACTTTTAAATTATAAACCTCTCTTAAACTTTTGGCTAAAGCTTTAACCCCCGATGATGATCCACCTTTGGATGGTGATTCGTGGGTCTCCCCTTTTTTACCATCACGAGGAGAAAGAGCAGCAACATCTTTATATTGGTTACCAAGTTCCCTTTCAAACTCGGAGTTATTTATAACTATTTTGCCTTCATTCAATGAATTAGAAAAATCTGAAATGCTCATTACAGAACTAAAGCTTTCGTTTACTTTAACTCTAACAACCTGAAGTGATTTTTCAATTGCCTTCTTATCCTTTTCAGCAACCCAATCAGATGAAAGGATATCGTCCAAAAGAGTCTTATCTAGCTCGCCGTTGGTATTTTTATTACCCTCCATCTTTTGGATGGTTGATATAACAGCACTAGTTGCTGGACCATATTTACCATTAGGTCCTCCTTTAGATTTAATAAGTTTTCCTGCCGATGGTATACCATTAACTAAAGCACTTTGTACAGCGTATATTAATCCGCTTCCTTTTATTTTCTTATCGGCATCGGTATCACCTCTTTTTAAAGGAAATAATGTTTTAACCATGTTATTTTCTTCCGCTTCGTGCTCATCCTTAATTTCTTTAGCAGCTAAAGCATATTGTGTTTTTGCTCTGGTTAAAAGATCCAATGCACTATTTGTTAATTCAGTAACATCAGAATATGAAGTGTAAACCTCTTCATCATCCTCCAAATTCTGCAGAGATCTTGTAGCAGCCTGCACGACAGATTTATTAAAATCATCCTGGAATTTTTCAACTTGCTTTTCTAGATCAGATAATGCTGATTTATCCTTTTCACCAAATCCCCCTCTTGTCGTGTCAAGTACCTTTCTTTTTTCATCAAGATCAAGAAAAGTTCTTTTCCAATCTCTTCCGTAACCATTTTTCTGATCCTTACCCTCCGATGATGTTATTAGATTTGCAAGAAGTTTTTTAAGATTCTCAATTCTTCCTCTGTAGCCAGTGAATATAGACTCGTTTAACGGACTATCGCCAATAAGCAATGATTCATTAGTCTTTTTCAATTTAAGCTCCTCTTCGGCTTGCTTAGCTATACTATCGAGTGAATTCTGCAACTTCATTGGAGCAATTTTAAAGGATTTTAAAACTACCTCATCTTTTCCTTTACCTATCTCAGAAGCTCTATTTAGTGCATCGGATAATTTACCAAGAGCCTGCAGGTATAATCTTTTAGCCTCCGAATATTTCGAATTGACTAAATCGTTATCATCAGCATAATCCAATAATTTTGCAGTTAGTTCTTTAACACTTTTTGAATTACTAATATCAGAAAGTTTAACTCTCATGATATCAGGATTTCTATCTCTAGCTGGTGCTAGATCAAAAGTCAAAACCTTAAAAGCATCCAATGCATTATCGGATATCTTATTTAGTAGTGAATCAACTTTCTCGTTTTCGAAAATTATATCATTATAGCTTTCAAATAAAGATTTTGCTACCGGATTGTTTAAATATGGGTTTTTGTTCATCATCTTGGTTTTTTAATATATGTTGGTTGATCCACCACTAGCTTTATTAGCTGCATTATTTTTTAATTCAGTGGAAAGGGATTTCATTAATGCTGATATCTCCACGTATATTGCAGATTGTTTATCTATGCTAGCTATTTCTGAATTAGGATCGCCTTCTTTTTTCAATTTCTTTGCCTCAGAAATCTCGTCGAATTTTTTAGAAAGCTCGAGTTTAATTGCTTGAGCCTTTGTGTTGTCCGATGTTTCGGCTTCACCTAATATGAATTGTTTATAATTAAGCATTAGCACGTCTAGCTATTGTTATTTTAGATCTTAAGTCACGGATAGCTTCCATGTACTTTTCTCTTATCTCTTTAATCTTCTTAGCAGAATCCTCTCTATTTGCTCCGACCCCAGTCTTTTTAGAGATTGCGTCATTTAGAGCTTCTCTTTCCATTTCCATCTCGGTATACAGATCGTTTCTTTTCTTAGTCAACGTAGATGCCAAAGCCTTAGCTTGTGCAGGTTCCATATCGGCTACAGATTCAGTAAAATCGGAAAGAGACATTGTCATATAAAGATCAACAGATGCTTCATTAGCAGATTGACTAGAATTTGATTTTGGTGATGATTTTACTTGCTCCTTTTTAGCAGACCCCATAAGATCACCATACTTTTCTCTAAATTCAGTATCTTTTTTCTTTGCAAGTAAAACAGCAGCTTTATACTTGTCATATAATCCACCAGAAAAAACGGGATCTGCAAGATCTTTAGATCTTTTATACATCTCCTCAGAAACGTCAGCATCAACCCTAGATTTATTCATTTCCCAATAATTTCTAAGTTTGCTGTTGTCGCTTATAACATCTCTAACCACATTCATCATGTAATCTATTTTCTTAGCGTGTGCTTTTTTGGAATTTGCTAAGACTTCTCTATTTCTTTGAATATATCTTTCTATCTTCTTAAGCTCCGCAGGATCGCTTTTTGTTTGTTCTCTTTCAAGATCAAGCTTATCCATCTCCTCAGCAATTTCTTGCCATTCGTCAACATACTCCAATTCTGCAGATCTATAATCACTAAGTAAACCGTCCAGCTTACTTACTGCACCACCAAAATTACTGCTAAACCATGCCTTAATTTTATCAAAAACACTGGCCTCATTTAGAGCATCCCATTCTTTAAATTTAAGTGTCATATTATTTAGTTAATTTAGTTTTAGCATTTTTAATATTCTGTGGGCTAACGGATGGGGTAGCTCCTGATCCTATTGTTGAGAAAAGATCAGTTATAATCTTTTTTGTTCCTGAATTTGCATCAGCACCATCAAGTATTCCCTGATTTATCTTGTTAGCAAGTTTTGTGAAATCGCTTTCTTTGCTTAAAACTTTAGTTATCTCATCCTCACCTTTACCAAGTTCTCTAAATGCTTTTAGTAAATTCTCTTTAGCATCAAGAGCTGAACTCATCTCAAGAAGTTCTATCTTGATCTTCTCGATATACTTACCATTGATTGTTTTGGGACTTTTTATAGCCTTGGATTCAAATTGGCTTAGCTTTCTTTCGATATCAGATCTGATATCAACAATCTCCTTCTCGAGTTCATTTTTTCTCTGAATTAAATCCTTACCTTTTCTGCTTGCAATTTTTCTCTTTTCCTTCTCGGGATCAACAGAAATATCTTCCTTGGTTTCTTCTTTGTCCTTATTGGCTTCCTTCTCGGTTTTAGCATTAAGATCTCTTGCTTTAGCTTCAGCATCCTCCTTGGCCTTCTTGATTCTCTCAAGATAATCCCTTAGTTTAGTCTGATCCTCAGCTCTATCTTTGGCTAACTCATATTCAAGTTCAGCAATTGCTATTGCATCCTCAGAATAACCAGCCTCAAGATATTCTCTCCTTCTAGGGTTGTTATCAACCAATTTATTAGCAACTTCCTTAGATTTTCTTATCTTAAGTTTTTGAGCTTTGAGATAAGTTTCGATTTCTCTAGCTTTTGACTCTCTTTCTTTTTCTAATGCTACTATCTTTTCCTTTTCGCCGATTTTAGTTAATTCCGATATCTGAACATCCAATTTTTCTATATCTTTTTCGAATTGATCCTTTTTTTCAACTATATCAAGCTCAAGATCCAATATGATTTTTCTAGCCTCGTCGATCATCGATATCCTTGAAGTAGAACCAAGAAAGAATTTGGAAAGAGTATTCTTAAGAACATTCATAACATGACCTTCGTTAACCGAATGATATGGATCGGCTTTCTCTATATTTACTAACTCCTGAACTAAAGAACGGTCGGCTTTCTCAAGTAAATCCTCATATTTCTTAAATTCATTAAATGAAGGGATATTTTTCATATACTCACAATTTGTTTTTTTACCATCTATATATCACCAAACAAAAAAAAACCCTAGGATAAATCCTAGGGTTTTCATATTATGTGTGTTTAAGATTATGCTAAACCACCAGTAGGTACTTTAACAAAGAATGTTAAGTACATAGTTTCAGGTAACATACCAGCTTCAACTAGAGCGTATCTAGATTTAACTGCGATCTTAGGTGACATTGTACCTTCAGAGATTGTCTGAATAGACTCAGCCATCATGTAAGGCATGAATTTAAGTCCTGGTTCGTCATCACCACCTTTTCTTCCAACTAATACTCTTGTATCGTTGTAGTTCATATTCTGATCTACATAAACTGTCATACCAGCAAGAGAACCTACAGGGTATAAAGTACCGTTATTTTGAGTTAAAGTGTTAGAGAATGGAGCGAAAGTGAACTGAGAGATATCTTGAAGCGCACTTGCAACTGCAGCGTTTGTTACGATGAAGTTAGCTGGACCTCTTCTACCTCTGTTAGCTACTACGTTACCAGCTGCAAGAATTCTAGAGAATAATCTTCTTTGTAAAGTTGATAAGTTCTCATAAGAAGTTAAAGCAGGACCTACAGGCATTGGCATACTTAACTGATTGTCAGATTTGTTAACATAAGCTGATGTATTAGCAGGTGAAGGCGTTGTATCATTAATAACTAAGTTCAAGTTCAAGTTTTGGCTTTCTACATTGTTGAATGTTGTGTGGTTAGACCAACCTAAAGCGAATGCTCTTGAAAGGATGTGCTTGTTGATAGCTTGAGAAACCTCATTAACCAATGCGTTCTCGATCATTGAAATAACGTCGATACCGAATTGTTTGTTAAGATCTTGGATTTGCTCAGTTGTAACTGAAGCAGCAACTTGGAAAGTTTCAGCTTCTACGAACTTAGTGAAAGTCGAAAGACCCATTGAGTTGTAGTAAGTAGATTCTCCAACTCCTCTTAACATAGGGTTGTAAGTTTTAGTACCATCAACGTAAGGACCTTGCCAGTTATCAGTGTCATTGAAACCAGCACCAGAGAAACCTTGTACGTGATCTTCTAAAGCTTTAACCAATTGAGCAACATAACCATTTACAGAGTTTGTTGAACCTGTAAAGTATCCTGTTGAACCAATTTGAGTAGCAGTACCGTTAATAATAGCAGCTACGTTGAAACCATCAGTGATATTTATGATTTCGAAAATTGGGAAACCATCAATTCTTGATAGACCCACGAATTTTAATGTTAATGTTCCACCAACAACTGGACCTACAGTATAAGTTGTTCCTACTGTGAATGTAGTTGCAACTGGACCAGTGATACCTGTAGATGTTTGGTAAGCTGGGAATTTGATCATTGCAGGAGCTTTAGCTAAACTGTCACCAGAAGTAGCTGAAGTAGCACCTGAAGTTTTACCACCTGCGTATACGTAATCTAAGTAAGATAAGATACCTGTAGGACCTGACATAGGAATAACTGGAACGATATCAAAACCGATTGTTTTAGCAGCAACCTGAATTGCTAGAGGTAATAATGAAGGGAATTTATCTCCTGAACCTTGGTTAGCTTGATTGTAGAATCCTGCATTAGCAGCGCTAGTTGGGAATAAAGGTGCAGCAACGTTACCCATACCGTTAACAACTCCTAATGAGTTATATGCTCCGGCAGACTCGTTTAATGAGTGATAGTGACAATATTTAGTCAACCACTCTTTTTTGTTTGAATCAGTGATTCCTGCTTTGCTCTCGATAATCGGAGACCAGGTATCATAGATTTCTTGTTCGTTAATCAATTTCATGATATTAGTTGTTTTTTTTTATTTGTTTTTATCTTCTTGCGAATTTTTGCTCTAATGCTGAAGCTATGTAATTCATATAATCATTTGAATAAGCTTGTGTAGCTTGTTGAGCTGTATTCTCGTTCTCGTCCAATTTCTGAACTCCAACAGTTTTAGTTCCAAGTTGACGTGTTGACCAGAAATTTTTGATCTGGTAAGCTGTGTCTAACTTATAAAAGCTTCCTTGAGCAATAATTGATTGCTTGTGACCTTCATTAAGCGACTCCCAAACTGGAGCATATTCTTCTGGCATCTCATCGATAAACTTGATACCTGTTTTGTTTTCGTTCTCATTTTCGTTAAGAACTTGTTCTGCCTTTTGAGTGTTGGCTGCTTCCATTAATTTAGAAGCTTCATTTACAGATGATTCAGTCTTTTGTGTTTTAACTGATTCTATCAAACTGTCAATTTTATTTGTAAGACCGTTATAATCTCCAGCAAATCCAGATTCGTTTAATCCTGCTTGTGCTGAAAGGTCTACGCTTTCTCTTAGTGATTCTGTAGTATCCATTTTTGCCGTATTAAGGTTTTCTGCGATGTACTCACTGTAAGAGATAGATCTTTTAATTTTTTCTGCTAAGTACTCAGAGTAATTTAAACCTCTGTTAACATTCTCTGCTAAATAATCAGAGTATTCAATAGACTTGTTAAGATTTTCTCCAAGATATTCCGAATACTCAATTCCGTTGTTTAATTTTTCTGCAACGTACTCAGTATAAGCAATACCTTTATCTAGGTTTTCTCCAAGATATTCGCTATAAGCGATACCTTTGTCAACATTTTCTGCTAGGTATTCTGAATACTGAATATTCTGATCTACTTTCTCAGCAAGATATTTAGAATACTCGATAGACTTGTCTACGCTTTCAGCAACATACTCAGAATAGGAGATTGACTTATCAACATTTTCAGCGATGTATTTAGAATAAGAAATATTCTTATCTAAATTCTCAGCCAAATATTTGCTATAGCTAATACTAGAATCTAGATTCTCCGCTAAGTACTCACCGTACTTAATAGCGTTGTCCAAATTCTCTGCTAAGTACTCAGAGTACTTTTCAAGTTTTGCTACTCTTTCTTCTAAATCTGCTGTTTTTGAGTCTTCAGCTGATTCGCTTAGTGTTTCTTTGTGTTCTTTAATTCCTGCTATTGTGGACTTCATCGTATCCATTTCTTTTTTCAAGAAAATCGAATACTGGTTAAGTTCTTCTGCAGTAACAAATTCATTATTCTCCATGAGGATTGTCTTATTTTTGTCTGATTGTGATACGAGTTTATTAAATTCTTCGTTATTTTCAACTTTATATATCTTTGTTGAAGATTCATTTTTTAGTCCGAATGATTCATTCATACAAACTAAATCATTTAGAAAGCTATTCTCTCTTAATTGGAAGAATTCTTGAAATGTATATCCAGCGCTTTCGTACACTCTTTCTAGCTGTGCGTCCTGAAATCCAGGATCTGCAACTAAATCATAAGTGAAGATTTTTTTAATTTGAACTTTTTTATCATTACCAACTGAACCAGCAGCTCTTGATGAAATGGAAAGCGGAACGCCTGCATCTACAAGTTTTTTAGCAATCTGTCCTGTTGGCGTGTCTAAAAGTCTAACTTTTATTTTAATCTCTCTGCTTCCCTTATCATAGTTAAGATCGGTGATTATGTGTGAAATGTTCTTAAGAGAAACGTCAAATTTCTCAGGGTGATCCAATTCACCAACCAATCTTTTCTGAGCTATCTTTTCTTTAAGGTAGTTCAGATGCGGAAGGTATTCGGCTTCTTCGTAAATTCTGTTGTTGTTGTTCTCTTTTCCGAAAACAGCAGCAGTTCCTTCTAAGACGTAATCATCAGAATCGCTTTTCTTCGACTCTAATATATTTTCCTGTCTTTCAAGAATAAAGACCAAATCTTCGTTCAATTTTTGAGTTGTTGGCATTTTTATATCTTCTTTTTATATTTCTTATATATCGATGGAGATATCGAGATTTTTTAATCTTTTTTGGTATTATTCATATTTTATTCTATCTTCCACTTCTCCGGAGAACTTTTTAGCTATTTGGAATGCCTCACCATCCGTAATTCTATATCTTCTAGTTTTATCTCCAAATGATGCAAATCTATTCTTAAGCTTAACTTCTATTACATCGCCTCTATTATCCTGAAGAGCTTTTGCGAATGTTATGGCCTTCCAGTTTTGAATACCCAATATTTCTTTCTCCTTGTCTGTTAAGAACTTATCAATAAGATTTACACCTCCAATAACTGAATTATCCCTAATAATAGTAGAGCTTCTTCTATCTTTTACCTGGACGTCCTTCGGATCAACTTTGATGTAATAATCATCGCTAACTTTATCCTTTTCTTTATCCTTGTCTTTATCTTTATCCTTATCTTCATCAGTTATAGGATTAACTACTACAACGATATCCTCTTCCTCTTTTTCAGGTTTAGGTTTAGTAAACACATAAACTCCTCTCTTGGGAGATCCAATTTCCTCTCTGACTGTATTAACCTCAACAGATATAGGTTGATCCTTTTTAGCTCCATAATCTTTAGGATCGATTGTAAAGTTTGTGAATAGCCCATTTCTATATTTTCTAAGATCAGGATTTGCATACTCCCTGTCAGTTACTAAATATATTGCAACTGCTGCTGGTGTCGAATTTTCCTCGTGAGTTAATTTAATTGCATCCGGTGCATTTTTAGAACCTGATTTATCCTCAAATAAACCCATTGATCTATCAGTAAATTCTGATACGCTTGTTATAACTTCAGATTCGTTTAATATTGTATCATATTCAATGTACTCTGATTCCTTAACTTTTTCGCTCTTATTCTCCCTTCCGAATGGCTCGTTGCTTTCGTCAGCATAGAATATGTTTTGCAAATCAGTTGGATTTGTTGATCTTAATTCCTCATCAGTTAGTAATTTTCCTGATACGTTTATTATATCATTGTCTTTATTGGTATAATAGAATTCATATGTTTCAGGAGCACTGGTATCGGAAACTATAAGCTGATCCGAAGCATTTTGTAATGCTGTTGCAAATACGCTCCAGTCACACATTCCTTGAAAATTAAATAGCGTTGCTATTTTATCAATACCATCAACATATGATATTTTAAAATCAAGATCCTCGTTATCTACTACTCTTGCAAGTGTATTTAAAATTCCGTCTTGGTCATTTACAATATCATTATTGTCCAAAGACATCAGCACTAAATCATGCTCAGCAAGTTGAGCCTGCATTGCTTTAGCATTGATCTGGGTTACGATGAATATTGAAGAAGTTCCCTTATCTGCGATTTTTATGATCTCAGCAGTTGTTCTAGTTTCATTACTAAATAGGAAGCTTACTGCTGTTCCCCATCCACCACCTGCTGGCTGAGACCAACATACAGTAATAGGTAATCCAATAGGAATTTTCTTAGGATCCATCTCATTATGAGCAAACGATTCTACCTCGCCAAATCTAGGAGCCTGATTGCTACTGTACCAATTCCAAGTAGAACCAACAGCATCAATAATCATAAGTACCTCACCAACGAAAGGTATAGCTTTAGCACCACCTTGTGTAGCTCCTCTAGTAAGTCCTTTACCAAATGCCTTTAAAGCACCACCCACGCCAACCTTACCTAATGTGTATGCTGCTTTTGCTCCTCTTATTCCTCTTCCTATAGCTGATCCAATGATCCTAGTATTTTTAAGAAGTGCAATATCCTTTGCACCGCTCCATAGACTTTTAATAGTTGATGTGGTACCAGATTTAAACCTGGTTGTCCATTTAGCTGCCTTTTCAGCGTCAGCTAATAGTTTTGCTGCTTCTGCTGCTTGTGTTGCGTCCTTAGCAAGTTTAGTTAATCTGACTGCTTCTGCTATTTCTGAAGCTGTCTTAGCCGCTTTTGTGGCTTCCGCTGCTACTTTTGTAGCTGTTTCTGCAATCTTAATTAATCTAGCACCCTCTGCTGCTGCTCTAGCTGCAGGACTAAATCCTGATATTGATTTTAATAACTTTCTCCCAACAAATGCTCCACCCGCATACTTAAGTGTTCCGTATAGAACCACACCAGCTCCACCCATTGCAGCAAGTATAGTAGCATCCTCAACTATCTTTTGAGTTAGTGACTCAGTAGTCTCATCGTCACCAATAGGTCCACCTGGAACCATTTCGGATATTTTAACAAGAGCTATTTTTGATTGAGTCGATTGCTTGCCAAATCCAGTAGCTCTAAGTGCTTTTAATGTTTCTAGTATGTTTTCCCCCGTCGAAGGATCCTCACCACAAATAAATATAGCCTTATCAGATCCACCAGGTATTTCATTAGCAGTTAGGGTTTCATCGAGTTTACCTTCAGATCTTAGTTTATTATACGCAAAGTGAAATTTAATAGCTTCCCTTTGTTCAGCATCATTACCACCGGAGGCCTTAGCAGGCTCAACTTCATTTAATTTAGAAAACTCAGAAAATGAAACGACCCCATTCTTTTCATTGATGTTAATATCAATATTATTTATATCCTCTATTTGATATCCATAGCATTCACGTAGATACTGTTCTACAGTGCCATACTTCGTAAAATCCTCAGAGTCAGCTACCCATTGTCTAGGATTAGCCTTTAACCAATTTTGAAATTTTGATGATTCTGCCCACCACTGAAAATCTTCAAAAGAAGCGCTTTCAGCACCTTCCATTCCTAATGGTATTGTAAGAAATGGGAAATCTTCGCCTATCTTATATTCTGTAGTCTTTGGTAATAATATGATCATTATTTAACTTATTTTTCTGTGTAAATCCTATCGTATGACTTTGATATAATATCAATCAATTTTTCTATATATCCCTCGTTTCTTAGTTTTTTAAATGCAAGATTACCAACGGACATTTCTCCACCTTTGGCTAAACCTTCTTTTCTCATTTTCTGGATTTTATCCTTGAGCTTAACACATCGCTTATATAGCTGTCTAGCATTTGTGGGAAGATCTGCTGATATCATTAGTCTAGAATGCAGGTTTTCTATATCTGACACTATACCATAATATTTTTTATCAACGTCCATCTCATCAACCGTTGGTGGATCATAGACAGGTTTCTTGATCCATTCGTTATTAAGCAAAGAAAATAGAGCAGATGCAGTGTGGGGTTCGTCCTCATTCTGAACATATAACTCCACGTCATATCCTCTAATAACTATATCATGTCTAAGATTCCATACGAATCTTATTCCATCTATTGCAAGTTTTAGAATTTGTGGATTGTCATCATCTATACCTTTCAGATCGACTATGATATGAACATCCAAATCAGAAAAATCTGTGTAGTTGAAATTTGATAGGGATCCAGTAAGTTGGATATCAACTATATTTTTTTCCTTGAGAACATCCGAAAATTTGGAAAAGAATTCTTTTGCTATTCTAAGTAGCTTTCTTCTGACCCTCTGATCAAATACCCATTTTACATCACCGCTTCTATCCTTCTTTTTTGTCCAAAATACAGGATTTAGTACATCATGATAAAATGGGCTTATCTCCCTTTCATTTAGAGAAATCCCTTTGTTTTTTAAAAAATCTGAAAAATGTAATACCTCGTTCACTGAAAAAGCTTTCCTTTATATATCCAGAAAAGCTTTTAAGGTATTTGGTGTTTGCGATATTTATTCTAGAAGCAGATCTTTTCCATGACCAACATGACAGCTCTTACATCAGCTTCGCAATAGGTTGATATTTTTTCATAATCCTTTTCTACCCAAAAAGTATCATTTACTTTTGAGCCATCCAGGTCTCCTTTTGGCGAATCTATACCGAGCGAGCATGTGAGAAGATCCAAGCTAAGATACTTTTGTTGAATCCAGCTCCCGAATGCAAAGATCTCCGATGTATCCATATATGGAACTTCCCATGGTTTCTTATCCCAGATTTGTATATTACCCGAAGGGTTTATACCATTATAGATCATTCTCTTACCTAAGCATGGTACATCAAATCCCTTAATATTATGGCCACAAAGTTTCCAATTCTTTGCCATTGCATTATTAAGCACCTTGTTTGTTTTGGTAAGTATATCAATCTCGTCGCTTCCTGAAAATGACATGAACTTCTGCTCACCGTCGTCATTGAATGTCCCAAATGAAACACACACTACTCTCGAAAATTCAGGTTCCAAACCAGCTTTCTGTTTGTATATCGTCTCCGGAGCTTCATTAGCTAATGCTGGATATGCTCCTCTATAATAATCCTCTCTTTTTTTCCACATTGAAAAAAGTCTATCATTACCAGATTCCAAATCTGATAGTGTCGGATAAACTCCAGCAGTCTCAACATCGAAATATAGGAACTTCTGTATAACCTCTTTTTTAAACATCCATCTATTTTTTACAAATATAACACCAATATACGGTATAAAAAATTATTTCTTGATTATTTTATTTATTACTACGGGGGGAAGAGATTTCTGGTTCTTGACGTAATCAATATATGTCAATTCCCTGCCGGGAGAATCTATAATAATATCACAATCCAAACCAAAAGTTGGAATTCTTCTGGTTAGTTTATTTGTAGGTATTGGTGACAAAGAAATTCCATGTGCATCTATATCGGATGATTCGCCGTGAATAAAGAATGGTCTCTCTCCTCTTTTCCATGTGGAGCTTGCTAAAAATAAAGCTTCTCTTATACTGAGTCCACCCGCATTAAACTGATGGGGCAGGGATCTAAAGCATAATGGTATTCCCGATTCGTAGTAAATGCCGGATAAAAGATCAGTTACGGAAAATAAACTCGGTTTTTCATCATTCATTACGCACAGTTTTTCCGATGTTGTTTTATCTAGCAATAGTACTCTATCACAGAAAGACTTCATGGTATTCCTTCTATTACCATAAGCTGAACCAACTCTAACTATAATTGATGGATAATTGACTCCAAGAAGATCCAATATTGATGATAGTATATTAAGGAGTCTTACCGTACTTGTTTTTACCTGATCTAGCTGACTTCCCAAGAAATAATCCTTGCCTATAAAAAAGCATATCCTAAGATCGTTCTTATTTATTAGCCCGTTAATATCATTTATTCTGGCGGATATATCAGGATCTTCCTCTTCTATGGTATCAAGAAAAAAGTCTGGGCTTAAATCAAGCTCATTTATATCCAAACATATAACTTTGGATGATATCGACGAATTTATTATGCAGACGTCTAGAATGAGGGAAAGTATATCTGAATATGATGATATACTAAACTCACCATTTATACTCCCCTTTGGGAGTCCTAAATAAGAAATATTCGGTTGATTGGTGCCTGATATCATTGGATACGTTTATTCTTTGTATCCGATTTGTGGAAATTAGTTTCCTAATAAATTATCCACCGGTAGTTTCCAAACCAAGTTCGCTTGAACTGTATACGGTCTTGGAATTAAATGCAGAGCCTACCGAGGTATTGTTTTTATCGCTTGCTTTAGTTTCTGTATTACCGTGATCTCCACCCTCCGCAAATTCTATAGCATTTGATTTTATTTCAATTACTCTTTCGGTCTTTTTACCCTTATTGTAAACTTGTATAAAATATCTATAAGCTTTATTATCGGGATTTCTAAATGATCTAACTATAACTCCGATAACCTTTCTTTTTGAATCGAGAGGCTGTCCTATAACAACATCACCCAGCTGGAATTCAGATCCTTTCACTGTTCTTTCCATATTGGGATCGGATCCAACTGAAACCGAAAGATCGGCAAATGGCTTATAGTTTATTTTAAATACACCATTAGCACTTCCATACCCGTAGCTATCTCCAAAGGCATTAGAATCAAATTCGTTTATAGATTTTACATATTTCATTAATGTATGTATCCGATTACTCGTTGTTATTTTGCAACTTTATAACATCCCTTATTTTAGATGCTAGCTCGTATTGTTCTTTCTCCAATGCTTTTCTTAGCATCATCTCCAGTTTAATTTCGTCGGATTCTTCGCTCTTCGAATCTTTTAGTAGTGAATTTTCAATAGCACAAATTCTTTGCGGTGAATATATTACTTCCAGCGTGGAATCTAATATAATATTATCAATGTCATCATCCTCTTCTTCGTCCATCTGCTCCTTCAACTGATTAAGGTATTCTTCCGACCATTGGGCATTAGTCCAAAATATCATCCAATAACCATATATTAGCTCGTTCAGATCATTGTCTATAACGTATTTTAATAGACTTTTTAGCTCGTTCTTTATATCCAGTTTTGTTATCCCATCGGAGAATGATTTTCTTTTGAGACCCGGTATTGCAGAAATACCGTCACCAACACCATGCTTGAAGCATTTATTGACCTCGTAAATAGAGTCCCAATCCAAACTGGTAATTACCTTATCTATAAGTTTATTGTTTCCTTTTCCCATCTTTCTATATATCTCTATTTTTGGATACCAACTTGCTCGCCGACATCAATGATCCATGCCTGATATCTATCCGGATAAAATTTCTTTATTTGAGAAAGATCCCTGCTAGTAACTTTATATTTTTCCCTTATAAACCTCTCTATCTCCGGATAATCCTTCGCAGAATCATCCTTCTCGATCTTATCCGATTTTTTTGTTTTGGTATAGATCCAAGTGGGAGGTTTACTAAATCTATGCGATAGTGTGTCTCTCCACCAGTCAACTACAAGGGGTGGGGATATTTTTAACTTGTTGAATTGATTAGCCTGTATAGGGAATTGTATAGCCATTATCCTATTTATCATAAAGAAATTTCTAGACTTGTCGATCTTCCCTACTGATTTCCAAGTTTTAGTATTTGTAGAAAATATATTTTTTACTATGTCAAATAGTTGCATCCGTTATTATTTTAAAAAGTTCTCGAATGGATCAAATCCTTTAGGCTGATATCCAGAAGTGACCCATTCGGTTCCTTCAAGGATTTTTATCCTGTCCAATGATACAGATTTTTTTTCCATTGACATACCTCTGTTTATCTCTGCATTACATCCGTTAGCAACAAATGCAGGTATCATCGAAGAATCAAGCCACATTAATTTAAAGTTACGAAGCATATTCGATTTTACCTTATTTCTATTCTCCGTGCTGTCAACTCCCTTGGATGTCCTGATAATCAATCCACTTATCCAATTTAAAAATTCATCGCTTTCCGAGGAATTAATAAGTGTGGAGAATGGCTCATCACACCATTCGGATTCAAGAAATGCCTCATAAACAGTATCTGCCTTTCTCTGTGTGAAGTTTACTACTTTACCGTTTTGTTCATATGACCAAACACTAGGAACAGAATCACCTTTGTCACCAATAAGTATTTTATTAAATATAAAAGGCTTGCTGTGTATATCCTCTATTTGTACTTTTTTCAAAAAGTCTTTAAATCTCTCCTTCTCTGGAGATATGGTGGATGCCATATTAAATATGTTTACCGACTCATTCTTTTCCAACCAAGTTTCTTTCCACCCATTAGGAACTGATATTACATTCTTTTTTGAATTGTTATTCCATATGGCTGTCCATGCACCGGTTGAAACATTTGCTAATTGATGTAAATCCTTGTCTCCAGTTATAATAATACAGCTTTCACCCTTTGAATTAAAATAATCTGACCAGTACATAAGTAAGTCATCGCCTTCGGCTCCTTCAACTTTAGAAAATATAAATCCCATCTTTTCTAGATGAGATCCAAATGCTTGCATGAGATCAAAAAATATCGACCAGTCAACATTTTCATCTTTAACCCTTCCCGATTTATACCCGCCATCCTCTATTTCCACATCCTTTCTCCAGCTTCTGCTATCTGCAGTGAATATTAATCTTCCGCCCTGGGGAATCATCTTTAATGACGAACAGAGATCCGTCGATACTTTTCTTATAAAAGCACCCTGCTCATTCTTATCCTTCAGTATTTTACCGGGATCCACATTACCATATCCACCAAAAACTCCAAAAGTTTTATGAAAGATATAGTTACCATCTACTAGAATATTGATCATATCTCTTAATGTTCTACTGTTACTATTTTAAAATTCCCAATATTAATATCATCTATACTAAAACTGGAATCCTCTATTCTATGATCAAAATCATTAAAGTTTTCGAAGTCTTTCTCGTCAGCTTCGATTCTTCTATCAACATTATCTGCGTCTCGCCTCGATAGAAGTCTATTTCTTCTTGTCTCCTCGTCGATATCAAAATACACTATGAATGACTCCTTTCTGTCCGCTGCTTTAATCTTCGATATTCCGGATGGTGTCATTATAAACAGATTAGATTTTAAAAACTCCTCCTTTGTAGTTCCGTATACCCATCCATTAAATATGACATATTCATAGAAAAGATCGTTTGCCGCAAATTGATGAGCAGCAGCATCTCTGCTTATGAAATGATAATCCTTGCCATTAACCTCACCCTCCCTAGGAGGTCTAGTTGTATGGGAAACACAATATCTAAATCCTGCATCCTCCAATAGCTTTCTGGCATAATCCTTACCCGATCCACCCTTACCAACAAGGATTATTCTTTTACTATTTTCCATTAATCCACAAGTTTTTGTATCTGGAAAATCAGGGACAAAAGTGATACCATTGGATCGATAACCTGATTTCTTTGAGACTGGTGATCTGCAACAAGAACTATGGTACCAGGTATAATTTTTCTTAAATCTGGTTTATTATCAATAATCCAGTTTATAAATTCACTACCCAAAGCTGACATAACTTCATCAACCTTCCCCTGATATTCACTAACTATGCTCTGATAATTTTTTACGGGGTCCTTGGAAGAAACTATAAGATTATATAGCTCCTCATAAGACCATCCAAATTCATTAATCTTATTTGCATCAATAATCTTTATGCCCTCAATACTCCATGTCTGTATTCTATTCAATGCAGATCTAAAATCCGGGTAATAGTTTCTCTGGAACTCAGAAAGAGATGTTTCATCTATTTCAATTCCAAGCTTACTAAGTATTAGGTTTACTCTTTTATTCCATTCAGCCTTTAATAGGTCTTCCTCCTCACTGCTAACAGGATTGAAATCAATCACCTCAAATCTGCTCTGTATAGCATCGGGAACCTTGTTGATATAATTACACGTTGCAACAAATCTAGTATTGCTAGCAAATTTTTCAATTGTTCCCCTTAGTGCTTTATGGAACTGATCAGATACACCATCGAACTCGTCTAGTATAACTACCTTCTTGGACGATTTACCGTCCATTACCGATATAGTTGAGCAGAAATCATTTATTTTCACCCTAATTGTATCTACGGAGCTCTCATCCGAACCGTTGATAAAAATATGTGGGTATGGTGCTGCTAAAATTTTAGCCAATGTGGTCTTTCCACATCCAGGAGGACCGCTTAAAAGAACATTCTGGTTTAATCCATTCTCGAATATATTTGATATTCTCTTCGGAAGTATCATATGTCTCAGCTCCTTCGGTCTAAGCTTCTCTGTTAATAATTCTTGTATCATACTCTTTTTAGTTGCTATTTTAAATCTTGTTTCTTAAAATTTTGATGAAAAATCATCCGGGGAATCTTTGTCGCTTCTTATCTCTATAAATCTAGGAAGAAATAATGAACGGTTACCATGCTTGTCCGTTATAGTAACGTTGTACTGTATTGCAGCTATTTTTCCTATATGAGAATCTGCGTCGGAGCTAAGTGTTTTTAAATCATTATCAGTGAATCCCGCACCAACCTTAACATTAAGTGTTTTTGATTTATCAGTAAGAATAAATCCTCCGATATATCCCTCTCTTTTACCCTCTCCGGGATACCATCCTGTTATTTCCAGATCACAGTCGCTAACCTCCTTGAATTTCACCCAAGACTTGGATCTTTTGCATTCGTATATTCCATTGTCCTTACAAATTACTCCCTCACCCCCGATATCAACGATTCTTTTATAAATTTGTGTTACCTCACTAGGATCAGAAAGCTCCCACATTTGGGCAAGCTTTACTGGTGAATTATCGCCGATATATTTCATTATAGTTTCTAGAGTTTCTCTTCTTGTCGAATAATCTATAACTCCCGATCCTTTTTCCAGACTGGATGCTTCCTCAAAATCAAAAACATTGAATAGAAGACCTGACTCAATTGATGAATCAACCGTACCTCTCAAAATCTGTGTAACCTTACCACTAACTGATTTTCTGTTTAAATCTGTTAGTTCTCCATCAAAAAACCAATCCCCATTCAATCCGCTGTTTATAATACAAGTTTTAAGGTCAAATGTTATTTTAGGAAAACATGTTGCATCCAATTCATTAAATGCACGGGTAAAGTATGAGAATTCACCATTCTTATATAGTGCTATAACTCTGACCCCGTCATACTTTTCCTCACAATATATCTTATCCCATTTATCGATGGCTGAATGATCATCGGTAGCTAGCATTAAAGACGGATCGGGAATAAGATCCTTTGAAACAGCTTTATTAATAAGCTTAGCACCTATACCTATATTCATTCTCTTTGTAAGAATCTTCATAAGGATATTTCTTAATTCCACGTCCTCAGCAGGATCATCCGAGATTTTTTGTGATATTAAAGTATTGGCTCTTCCCCTTAGTAAATCATTTGCCGCAGGTGCCTTTTTAAGCTCCTCTACTAGCTTTATGAAATCTTCCCAATGGTTATGATTATTGGCATCAAGATATTCATTAAATGATATCCTATGAAGCTTAGTTGTAACAAATGGATTGTAACAAACATCGAGCATATAGGAAAATCTTTCAGTAAGATTCTCCTTAATTAGTAATTGCTTTGCTTTCTGTGATCCCTCGCCGGTAAGTTGTTCCAGCCTTTTAAATAGTCTTAATTCTTCTATCATGGTAGTTTATTTTTCACAAATGTAATAAACTAACCCGTTTTAAAAAAATAATTTGCTATTAGAATTTAAAATATTGATTTTTTATGACATCTGAAATATTAACAGATACAGCTCCTATTTGTGAGCAAGCTATAGATCCAGCTATATTACAAAGAGCTAATGTATTTTCTATACCTATACCAGAGCATGTTGCGAGTGCAAACATTGCAGTTACCGTATCACCGGCTCCTGATACATCAGAAACATTAATCGGATAACCTGGACTGTGGTGATGTGTAGCGGAATCAACGTAGAGAATACCTTTATCGGATAGTGTTATCAGTATTCCTTCAATTGACATGTCAATTAATACTTCTCTTGCTTTGCTGACTATATGATTGATATTTAATATGTCCAATTTTTCATCCACCAGTGAACAGAACTCCGAAAAATTGGGTTTGAGGTATGTTGATCCTGAATAATGCTCGATGTTCTTGATCTTAGGATCGACTATAACTATCTTGTTTCTGGATTTTGCTATCAATATTGATTGTTTTATTACATCAGGGGTTAGCAATCCTTTGTTATAATCCTCGATTACCACACAATCATATAGATCAATAACGGATCCAAATTTTTCAATAAAGGAATTGGCAGTAACAATATCTATATTGTCACATGTTTCATCATCAACCCTAAGAAGCTGATGTGAATTGCCAATATATCTAGATTTGCATGTTGTTTTTCTGGATGCTGATTTTAGGAGGCTGCTTAAATTTGATTTTGAATTGACCATATCAATTACAATATCACCCGAATCATCATCACCTATAACTGATAGTATATCACTCCGTCCTCCAAGGGTATGTACATTCGAAAATACATTTCCCGCTCCACCAAGGTAATAATGCTCAGATTCCTTTAGTAATACAGGAACAGGAGCCTCTGGTGAAATTCTGGAAACGGATCCAATGACATAATGATCCAGCATTACGTCACCTATTACTAATATTCTTGGTTTTAAAAATTCTTGCTGTATATTTAATCCCATTCGATTCTGGAATTTAAAAGATTTATAATTATAGTGTTACTTCAGGAGCTTTTTCTTCGCCTTCTGCTGGTGCAGCAGCTTCTCCCTCAGCTGGCGCAGCTGCCTTAGCTTCTTTCTCCTTATATTTCTCGTTCATCTTAATCTGGTCGGGATTAAGCCCAAGAAATCTCTGAACTAGGAAATCAGGATCGAAGTAAGCTTTGTCTTCCTCACCAACTTTTACCTTTAGTTCCTCTAGACCTTTAATAAATTCGCTCCTTTTAGCATATCCTGACATCTCAACCATTTCTTCAAATTCGCTATCCCTGTGATAATTAAGTCCAATATTGGCTTTAAAACTCTTGTCTCTTGATAGCTCGGGATTGTCTAAACACATCTGAATGTAAAGTGGTTTTACAAGGATCTCCTGAAATATTGATCTTAATCTTCTTAGAAACTTTTCAAACCTGATCTCGTCTCTTTCTAGCTGATCTATACTTATCTGATATGTTGCAGGAGTTCCACTTTTTGATGCAAATCTAGCGTACGGTATCTTTGAATCCATTTTTAATTTATTGAAGAAATATAAAACATTCTCCATCACATTGAAATCAGGACCGCTCGAATTAAGTGAAGATATTTCTGGAGATACACCATCCTTTTCAGGGAATAGATAATTCTTGTAAAATTGAACCTTCGGCCTACCATTTACTGTTAATTCACCAGAGTTATCATTAATATTAATATCCTCCTTATAATTTGACATTAGTTGTCCAAGAGTCTGCATTGCCTTTTGTGGAGACTGAGTCCCAATGGGTATGATGAATTTCAATCTATATGAAGCATTCATAACGTTCCAGATCACCCTGGAATTCTCCATTATTCTTAATATATTATATGATCTAACAAGTCTTTCTATATAGCTTACTCTAGATATACTATTTCCCTTGGCATATGATATGTAGATAACCTGTTCATTAGTAAGCTTTCTTGTCATTTGTGGATTCTTCGGATATTGTATCCAAAACTGTCTGTGTTCATTTTCACCAACCTTTTCAACAACTGGCTGAAGCGATCCCGGATCCAATTCTTTAAATCCTATAATTTCTTTACCCTTATTATCATATATTAATTCAAATGCAAGAAATCCATCTATCAGAAATTGTCTGAAGTATTGCCAGGCTAATACAGTATTCTGAAATCCAAAAACATTATAAAGCCTATTATAATGGGAAGCCATCTTATCCTTGATCTTATCTTTAAGATCTATATTTATAAATGAAGGCTGAGCAAAGTAGTTTCTATCATCGTAAGTAATTGCCTCATCAGTAATGGTATCAAGTATAAATTCAATCTCACCGTTTAGTGAAAACTTTCTCAGATAGTTTCTTTTATCAATATAATCCCTATCGAAATAAGCAATGTATTTTCTTACCTTTGTGTCCTGATATGAAGCTGTCCAATAAAATGCATCATTCTCAGTAAATCCGTTCCCATCCTGATTATAGAAAAATCCCTCAGTCTTACCAATGGCTTGTGAGTTTCGCACAACCATATCATCATACTGCATACCAAATTTTGATATGTTGCCTAGGTTTTTTAATATGTTACCCAGTGCAGATTGATTCGGTTTTAAAAAATCTAAAAATCCTGCCATCTTATTATAGTGTTACTTCGGGTGCTTCTTCACCCTCTTTTTTCTCTCCGCCTTCTTTGCCTTTTTCTTCCTCCTTTTTCTTCTTCTCCTTTTCCTTTCTTTCGATAGCTTCTTTATTAGCATCTATATCCTGTTTAGACATACCAAGAAATGTCTCGATAAGGAAAGCATTAGAAAAATATGGTTTTTCTTCGTCACCGACTAATCCACCCATCGCTGCTATACCTTCTTTCCTCTTATTCATCATATCCATTTCCTGGTTAAGTTTGAATGGGTTATCAGAAAAATAATCTAGCCCCAATTGGCTCTTAAACATAAAGTCGTCTTCCAATTTGGGATATTTCTTTGCCATCTGTATCCAAAGCGGTTTAATCATTATCTCCTGGAAAACTGATCTTAATCTAGATATAAATTTGGAGAATCTTATTTCCTCCTTATCCAATCCTTCAGCACCATTCGAATATGGAGATGTGCTACCTCCATCAGGATTATGAAATCTTGATGGAGGAACTTTAGATTCCAGTATAAATTTATCAAAGAAATAAGCTAGTGGCTGCGGATCATTTAGGTTAGGTCCATCGGTTGTTATTGGTTCTATAGTAGGTGTTCCATTTACACCCGATGGCATTAAATAATTCTTATAAAACTGAATCTTAGGTCTTCCGTCTATTGTTAATTCACCGCTTTCATCATTAAGCTCAATGTCCTCCTTGTAGATACTCATTAACTCACCTAGAGTCTGCATACCTTTTTGTTGAGATTTAGATCCGATAGGAACTGTCATCTTAAGTTTAAATGAAGCATTCATAACAGACCAGATAACTCTGGTGTATTCCATTATTCTAAGGATGTTATACGGCCTTATTAATCTCTCAATGTAACTTATCCTTGAAATTGAATTACCCTTAGCATAGGAGATGTAAATGATCTGAGGTTCGTAAAGTACTCTTTTCTTTTTAGGATCTTGAGGGTATTGTGTCCATGTACTCATGAAGCTACCGTCTATCTGTTTCTCGACGCTAGGAATAAGTGTAATAGCATCAAGCTCTTTGAATCCTATTATATTCTGTCCCTTATCGTCGTAGATTATCTCGAATGCTAAAAATCCATCTATTATAAATTGTCTAAAATATTGCCATGCAGTAATATCATCAGAAAATCCCCATGTGTCGTATAATGTCTTATAGGTGTCATACAAATCCTCTTTAAGCTTATCGTTAATATCACTAAGATCTATAAAATCTGGATAAGCAAAAAAGTTTGATGGATCATAAGAAATAGCCTCATCACAAACGGTATCTAAAACCCACTCTATCTCGGGATTAAGCGAAAACTTTCTAAGAAAATCTCTTTTCCCCTTGTAGTCCTTATCAAAATATCCTATAAATTGTCGGGATGATATATCCTGCTTGGCAAGAGTCCATAGCATGCTCTCGTCCTCGACATTAGATTTATTCTTATTTAAGAAAGCTGCCTCTGTAACACCAACTGCTTGTGAATTACGGATAACCATGTCATCATACTTCATACCAAAGGTACTAAGTTTCCTTACGGAATCTCTGATCCTCTGTATTACAGGAGTCTGTGATGTGTTATTATTTTCTACAAAACCAGCCATTTAATAAATTGATTTATTCATTCTATCGATATTTTTAAATTAATTTCGATTGATATTGTTTATATATCTCCTGCACATTCAAGCCCTCTATAAAATTTACCGCCAGATATGGCACTTTAGGCCAGTCCAGGGAGTCTATTATTTTTACATTCCTTGCGAATCCTGTCTTAAAACCAAACAATGATTCAGCATATCCGGTATTCCTAAGAAGATTGCTTAAAACATTATCCTTTAAATTTATGGGTGTTCTTGAACCACCTCCGGTATATGAAGCATCATTACTCTTTATCTGCTCAGTAAAATTGTCATATATCCTACCGAGGATATCAACTCTTGTTCTAGGCGGGACTGTTATTATATCTATACCCTTCAATATAAGTCCGGTTTCTTTCGTTTCAAATACATCGGTGCAAACAACCAAAGGCATTCTATCTATGAATGGTCTTTTCTTGGTTATTTTGCTGTCTGTCTGATAATTGAAGGAATATATCTCTCCGGGAACGAATGGTGGTTGGAATTTTTTATCGGGATTGTCGTTTTTAAAATACTTACCAAGAAAAAAATCATTGGTTATATTATAAATATTTCCAGTGTTCTTGGGATCATTCTTGTATTCTAATACTAAATCGTTATACATTACTTGCTTTTAAATAGGAAATCCTCACCAATAACACCAAATCTATAGTCTCTTTTCTCAGCCCAATCCCTAGCAGCTTTAAATTTAGCCTGATTCGTTATCCATATTTGCATATTTCTATTATAAGACTTCAGTTTTGCTACTGTCATTGTTCCCTCGTAGAGAGGTTTTTTTGTTTGATTCTCTGGCTTTATCTCGATTATCCAGTCCTGTGTTTGTTGATCCTCCTTAAGAACATTTATATAGAAATCAACATTATACTTATGTTCTTTTTTATCAAGTGGGTTATAGTAGTCTATAGCAACAGGCTCTGAACTCCATTTAAGTATAGCATCATTAGTATCGCAATACATACAGAATCTATACTCCCATGAAGATCTATAGATGATGTTATGAATATCACCAATATACTTTTCGGGATTCTTAGGATCATATTTTCCAGATCGATATTCACCATTAGGCTTTACCTTTTTAATATCGGTCATAGCTCCTAATTAGATGTTGTATGAATTATCGTCTCCTGTAATGTAGCTAAATGGTATTGTCTTGGGATTCTTTGGTGGATGTAATTTTTTCCACCCCTTAGCAAATCCATTTTTAGCTATTTGTGTAAAATAAGCAAAAGGATTGTTTGATTTCTCCGGATTGAATCTATTCCAATATTTACATAGATCTTCCATAGCAAAAGCCATGCAATCTTCTCTATCCTCAGGATCCTTATATGACATTTTTTTAGCAATACCAGATATCATCAAATTAAACATACCGATAGTAGCAGGAGTAAGCTTACCGTTATTCTTGGATTCTATAACAGCGGCTAATAATTCGCTGTTTTTAACATATTCTTTTGCCATTAAAGTTTAATTAGTTTGGTTTATAATCTTAGTTAAAAATAGGGGAAAGATTTCATAAAAAAAGAATGTAGCAATTAGCTACATTCTTTATATTATTCTTTGGATTCTTCAGATGTATCTAAATCTTCCTCTTCATCATCTATTATGTTCTTTCCATCAGGTGCTTTACTAAGTTTTCCTTCGGAAGATTGAACAAAAGGTTCGCCCGGCTTATTCTGATTTTCCGCCTTTGGAGCGAAATAGAAGTTGCGGCTTAGTTTTTTTTTACGTCGTCAGCTTCCGTTAAAGAATCATCCTCAGATTCTCTTAGATTGTATCCAATCTCATCGTTCTTACCAGCTGCGTCTTCGCCTTCGAAATCAGTTTTATCTTTAGTATCTGGTGCGTTATCATCTAAAAGGTCTTCACCTTCAACTTTAGCTTTCTCCTTTTTATTATCACCTGGTGCTTTAGCCAAATCACCCTTAGCTTTTTCTTTACCCTCATTCATACTGATATTGTATCCGTGAAGAGAATCAAGCTCCATTGCTATATCTTTATCTCCCTCTCCTCTTGGTGCTTTAGAGAATGAGTGTCCATCAGCAAAATCCTGAAGTAACTTTTTTTGCTCCTCAATGCTTAATTCAGATTTGTTTAGGTTGTTAGACTCCTTAACTTCTTCACCTTCTTCAGATTCCTTCTCAGAGTCAGCATTTTTTTCTGCTGCCTGACTTAAAGCCTCCTCCAAATCAGTTATATCATTAACTAAAAAATCAGATGTTTTTCCGTTATCAAGAAGAATAGTATATCTTCCAGATGATCCATCAACAGATATAATTTTTCCAGTTTCACCAGATTCTTTAACTTTGATATAATCACCAATATTGAATCTTTCATCCTCGAATACATTAAGTTCTTCAGCAGTATTTATGGTATATTCGATATTTGTTAATTCAGAATTTATTTGATTCCATTTCTCTCTAAGAACCATAAGTTCTTTTTCTAGCATAGCTTTAGCTGTTACTATTTGTTCAGATCCTTTATAAAGAGAATTTGATTCGATTAATCCGTTAATTTTATTAAGTTCTCCTTCTATTTTAGATATGTTTTCTAAAACTTTATTTCTGTCATTAATCATAACAGATTTTATTCTCTGGTCACCTTCTAAGAATTCTGTTAATCCCTCAGAAATGTCGTATCTAAGATAAGATTTAACCATAGTAACTGCCTGAGTTCCGTTAACTTTATAAAGAGAATTCTCTCTCATACCCTCATTAATCTTCTGAACGTATATTTGATTGTTCCATTTAAAAATATTAACACCTACACCTTCATAGATATTAGAATTGATACCTTTAGCAAAATCCAATTCAACTATATTTGAATAATTAGCATAAAGTGTCATTGTGTCAACAACTACTTCACTTTCATTAACTCCAAAATAAGAGCTAGATTCAAGACCTAAGATCTTAGCTAGATTACCGGTATTTCCAAATTTAAGTTTATCCTTACCTAAGTAAACCGAAATCTCCTCGTTCTCCTCAACCAATTTAACCGTCTTCTTACCAAACTTGATAGAGATACCATTCTCGTTTACCGATACATGTTGTTTTCTAGATGTTTCTATTAATCTTAGATAATCAGGAGAAAGACTGTTAGCTTCTTTATCACTTAATTTTCTTAATTCATTATCAGTTGCTTCAAATATTACACCGCCAAGATAAAAGAATGTTTTACCACTTTCGAATAATACAGGTGAATATACTTTAGATACACTTGATTCTCCTTGAGCATTTACTGGGATCTCTAATTTTCTAGTATCTTTACTCTCGTTAACATTTAAGAAATTAACAAGGTTTCTTACAACCGGATTAAAATTCCATTTAGATATACTCTTAACCAAAAGACCATTCGATTTATTTTCAGATACCAACCAAGTATTTAATGTTTCTGATAATTCAGAATAGAATGATGAGCTACCGCTATTTTTTATTGCTTCTAAAACGTTAGCAATCTCAATTTCTCTAGTGTATTTTGCAGCTTTCGATTTAAGTTCTTCCGCGATAGGTAATACTGAGGTATCCCAGCTAAAAGATTCTAGTTCTGCAATAAAGTTATGGATAACTGCAAATTCAGATAAGCCTCTATTGGTTAAAAGATTCTGATACTGCTCGCAAACTATTTTAGCTTTAGGATAAGTATAAATTGATGATCCTTTGATCTTATTTATAGCCTCCATTATCCCAAGATTCTTAACTCCCTGAGATTCAACAAAAGATTTAGTTACAGCATCATTCGAATCCAATTTAGAAATACTTTCAAATAATGATGAAGCATTTTCAGCATTCTTATCTTCATTCTTTCCTGTGTATGATCCAGAATTAGAAGAATTTCTACCTCCTAATCCGCCCCATGATTCCATAAGTGAAGCTGCAGATTTTTTTGAAATCTCGCTTTCTTCCTTTCTTATAGCATCCACATGACTACTAATCACTGGTGTATTTTCTTGCATATCGGTAATGTTATGTTCATTGATAGAAGCTACTAATTCATCCTTAGAAACGGATCCACCGTTAAGGAAGCTCTCACATAAGGATCTAACCTCAGCTGATTTTGTTAGCTCTTTTAATTTTTTAACTTGGTTTATAAAGTCCATGGTTTACTTTTTTTTTACTGATTATATATCCAACCAAGGGAAGGAAACTTTTACTATATATTTATTTGGGTGGACATTTTATTATTTGCACACCAATATTTCTAATTTGACAGTAAAATCAGCACTAGGATTACAAAAAACCATTCCGCCGTCATTAAAAACAACATTAGGTTTGGATAAGTTCCAGCCTTCAGGAGTAGAGCTTACTGAGGATAACATTGGTCCGGTAAGAACCATAAGTTCGCCCATATAATTAGTATTATTAAGATATGTCCAATTTATATACTTTTTTGATTCTACTGTCAGATCAGGATATACAGCTTTAACAGCTATGAAAGAGACATATCCCTGATTGTTCCCTATATCTGTTTGGCTTAAAAGAAAACAAGCTCCTGGTTTTAGACTTATTCTGCTTCTTGAAAAGTTATCGATATTCATCTTGATATCCTTCATCAGCAGATAATCTTGTGGATTATTTGTCATACCATTATCTAGTACAAGGTTTCCTCTGTAAAATCTGAATCCTTCCAGTAAATCATAGGGACATTTTATAGGTTGAGTTGCCATATTAGTTTGCTGTTATTACTGTTAATTTTACATTGTAATCGGTGGGATTAGTAAAAATAAATCCACCCAATGCGCTATTGGCATTTCCTGTGTGACCATAAGTGCTAAACGGATCCACGTCCCATCCTCTCCAATTGTAACCCTCCTTGATAGCTCCAGTTAAAATCATAAGCTCACCCATAATGTTTCTTTCCGTCCCTTTATAATCCCAAAATAGTATTTTGCTTTCATCTGGGGTTTCAGGGAGATAATATGCTCTAGCTATAATCATAGATACCTCGCCATTTGTGTTTACGAACGATGAAGGATCAAGGTTAGCTGATGCTCTTGGTGCTATTACCATAGTTTGTTTCTGATAATCGGAAAAGCTCTGCAGTGGGTGAAAGAAATCAACAACATTCAGTATATCAAGTGTTTTATCCTGTTTTACGACATCGAAAGATTCCTTTATGAATCTTAATTCCGTGGGATCATTAAATCTCTTAAAAGTAGCCTCTATCCTAGCTAGATCGTCAACCTGCTGTGCAATATTAATATATTCAGTATTAAATCCACCAGTCGAACCAGCTAAAGGGTCTAATGCAAATCCTGCACTTCCGCCTACAAAAAATGTATCATTACCTGTATTCGAGCTACCCCCGTCAAAATCATTAATGTCTATGTTGTTATCAGCCACCTCTTATTGGTTATTTTATAATTTAGTAGGGTCTTGATAAGCAGTATCACTTCTGCTTTTTAATACCTCTCCCATCGGTATTGTATCGGCTTCAGTTTCTTCATCGAAACGAATATCTGATTTTCCCGCATCTATTGTTTGTGTTCCGTCTATATAACCTTCTATTTCTTCCCGATTAACATGGGATTTCCTAGTTTCAAGAGGTATTGTTGACTTAACGTTATTAATCTTAATCGAATCATCATTGGATGTCACCTGATTTATATCAGCAATCGATGTCCCTATGTTATACAGGCCATCAAAATAATCATCATCCTCAACGATCTCCTCAGTAATATCCTCGGTAACCTCTACGACCGGTGTTTCAGTGACATCAACGTTGACAATCTCGTCGGAAGGTTTTATATAATCGACTAAAGATTTAATAAATCCAAGAGCAATTATGGGAAGCACAGCGCCACTAACTACTGATAATACTCTCTTCTGATATATCAGTTCCTCTTCTGCCAATCCAAATAGCTCTATCCATCCCTGGAAGTTTGCTAAGTTCGTATATGCATAATAGGTATTACCCATTGCTTGCATAAAAGTCAATATAATAAAAAGACTCCAAACTATACCCTTGTTCATTTTATCCAGAGTTATTATAGATGCTAAAGAAGCAGCTGCACCTACTTCAAATGCAATTGCTAAGCTTATAGCTAACCATGTAGGGTTAGATAACTTAAAGAAATCTATAACGTGGATAGTCGATATGACAGAAACGAGAAGATATAGGGTGACAAAAGTCCCTATTATAAAATAGCTTGTCGTTTTCTTTTTCATTATTTAGATATTTCTAATTTTTTAATCTCGACATCAATCTCAGATTGACGATTAACATCCATGATTCTTCTATCTGTAGATTGAATCATTCTTTTTTCTGCTTTTAGACCCTCTATTTCTATTGCTCTTTTAAGCTCTGCTTTTGTGCAAATTGAATCCATGTGAAGACTTTGAATTTTAGATTGCTTCTCTATTTTTGAAATACTGTTGTTTACTCCGCACTGTCTTAGAAATAAAATAATTAAAAGGAAAAGTGTGATAGCCCAAGAATTAGCTTTGATTTTTTCGATTGTTTTCATAATAAAATTTTTTTTGTTTTTTATATATCCATAAAAAATTACAGACAAAAAAAAAGCTAGCATATTAGGCTAGCTTTTTTACTAATTTTATTGGAATTATCCAAGAGAAACCCCCTGCATTGCAGCAGCTAGATTCTTTTCAAGATCCTTTAGTTCAGTAACATCAGTCTTAGCATCTGATAGTGCCTGATCAAAAGCCTTGAATAATCTTAAAAAATCCTCAGCGCTTTTAAGTCCAGAACCCTTAGATTTGCTTAAAAAATAATGGCTTGCTTCCAAAGGTAAAGCTCCAAGATAGATAACACCATCCTTTATTCCCTCTTTTTTAATTTTCTGTAAGTGCTTGTTTACCTCGACTATACCCAAAGCTTCAGTGGAATTCCATTCAGCATCCTCGCTCATGAATTTTTCATATTTAGCAAATAACTCGTCTGAGCAAGAAACTGCATAAACCTTAGTTCTAATTTCTTCCTTCTTTGCTGCGATCTGATCTTGGATCTGATTAACCAACACCTCATCATATGAGAAAATTGGATCAATCATCTCTCCCATAGGAGATGTACCAAAATCCACTTCGTTTGATCCTCCCGGTAAATCATATACCATAGGTTCCGCTTTCTTTTTACTTGTTGACATATTTTTATTTTATTTTATATTTCTATTGTTTAAATCAATAATTGTTTCTATGCGAGATCAAAAATATCCAAACTATTTCTATTTTGGTCGAGGTATGCTCTGAGAGGCTCTCTGAGATCCTTAGCTGGGTATATTTTGGGGTCGCTATCAGGTCCTATATGACAAAGAAATCCACTTTCCGTATCTATACCAAGCTCCTCCTCCAAAATAAGCCTATACAAGCTTATTTGTATCGAGTACTCATTATGCTGGTTCTCATACAGATGACCAAAAGGTCTAAGTAATTTCTTGTACCTTCCTTTAGGATGATCGTCATGTTTAAAGTCACCATTCGTTTTCCAGTCCCCTATTATAAGAAATACCTTCTGTCTCTTTTCATCCCAAAAAAGAAATGGTTGATCTATCGTTCCCGCGAGTCTCCATTTTCTGGAAAAAATACGTAACTCAGATTTAAGTGGGACAAATACCTTAAGCTTTCTATTATAAAGATCCATGAATTTATTGACTCTCTTCGAGTATTCATCCTCCGGATTATACTCAGGAATCTCTGGATCCAATCCGCTCCAGAAATCCTCTATAAATTTATGGACTCTCGTCCCAAGGTTGTTTGCAACATCGGCTTTACCCTGCCACTCATTAAGAACCACTGATACATCAACTCCCCTTTCCTGAGCTTTCCTTTTCGACCAGTATTCCCTATCGAACGGGGTTTTAAAAGTTTTAAGAAAAGTTGTTACCGAATCATATTTAATACCATCGTATCTGTATACGTGGGATTCCTCATGAAAATTAAATTTATTGTCATTGGTAAAGAACTCAAGTTTTAACTCGATGTCCTTTTTTACCTTAGCTACCTCTTCGACCATTATTTAGAAAAAAGACTTATTATCCAATCAAACTTAGCAATAATAGTAATTATAATGCTGATCTCTGCCAAAAATCTAAGTATCCATAACCATGTTATGTGTCTGAAAAGAAATTGGTATACTGCCAAATATGATTCGTCGTTAGTCCCCGAAACAGGCTCTATCCACATGGTTAGTAGTTCCTCCAGATTTAATGTCTTAAAATATTCGTTGGTTGGCTTAAGCTCGTTAATAACAAAAGAGGGTCTTGATTCCTTAGGAAGATCCGTTGATAGAAGAATTTGTGGCGGAAGATTAATAACGGTATAAACCCTATTTAGATAATCGCGTCTCAAATTTCTTCTTGCCCATATGGGAGAGTTCATTTCTTCAGACTTAATGATCTTAACATATTCTCTATAAAGAGATATCTCTTTTATTACTTTAAATAATCTAAACATAGAATTTTATTTTTTATACCCAAGATTTATTGTAATGTTTCCATCTATCTTTTTTCTTATCTTACCTCTGGCTCTTCTTATTCTTGTTGCGATGGATCTCTTTTTGATACCATATTTTTCAGCAATGTCCTTATATTTCATGTTATTAATCTCCCTGTCTATCATGATGTCTCGATATAACTCAGGCAAATCCCTAATTTCATCAAGGACAGATTCGTAGACATCATCAAGATTTGATCCCTCGTTAAAAAATGCATATGAAGGATCGTCCTCCATTAAATATTCACCACCGATATCTCCTATTGTATTCTTGGATGAGAAATATTCAAGCTCAGTATCGCTGTGGCTATAATATCTCTTTCTTGATTTCATAAGCAGAAGGGATTCATTTCTAGCTATATTATAACACCAAGTGGAGAAATTTCCTCTCTCCCCGTTATATTGATCTATCTTTAGCCATATTTTGGCCATAGTGTTAAGGAATGAATCTTCTGCAAGATCCTGATCCTTCAAGATAAGAAAACAATGATTAAGTACCCCTGGTCTGAGTCTTTCGAATAAAAACTTGAAGCTTTTATCGTCTCTGCCTAGTATAAAATCCTCTGCTAATCTTTGGATGTTTTTTTCTTTTTGTTGCATTTTTAATTAAGGGTTTAAGGGATTATTTACTTATTTTTAAAATTTCTATTCCGGCCTCAGCTAAAAAAGATATTGATTCAGGTTTTCTATAAACCTCGGTAAATACAACTCTTTTTATTCCCGACTGTATTATAAGCTTTGAGCATTCAAAGCATGGTGAGAGAGTAACATATAGTGTTGATCCCTCTGATCCCTGTGTACCCTTTGCTAATTTTGTTATTGCATTAGCTTCAGCATGTAGGATATAAGGTAAAGTTACATTATCATCGCTTTCACAAATATTGGGAAATCCGGTGGGCGATCCATTATATCCGTCTGATATGATTGATTTATTTTTTACTATTAAACATCCGACCTGCATTCTTTTGCAGTATGAGTTTTTGGCCCATACTTTAGACATCTCCAGATAGATTCTGTCTCTCTGATCCACTGCTATATTCGAATTATCGGCTGGGGAAGATACTTGATATACAAACCCGTTATCATTATGATATGGGATTTTTGTTATCCTCCAAATATCGAGATTTAAAAAATTCTCATCCAGAAATTCTGTGTTTTCGTAATGCTTCGTATTAATTGCTTCTGTGTACTTTCCTGGACCGATCATCTCTATCTACTTTGATTCCTACAAAAGTAATCAAATATCTCGAGATAAAAAAATAATTAACGATATTTTTTACACTCTTCTGGAATCAGGTCTATATGGTGCATCGATGGATGATACACTCAATGGACCTTCCAATAGTGATGCTATCCTCATAAGTATAGATTTCATCTCGGTAGCATCATCTTTACTCATGCCTCCAGATCCACTGGAAGCAGCAGCAGTAGAAGTAGATGCTGCTGATGCGGATGAAGTCTTAGCTTCACCTTTATTAGTCTCGGTTTGGCTAGTAACAGTGGATGGTTTATTAGCTGGTTCTGCAGTTGGTGTTGGATCTGGTGTATTCTTAGCGGGCTGTTTTGGTACAGGAAGCTTAGATAATTTATTAACAGTATTTTTTATTTCACCAGGTTTAGCCTCTTCCTTCTTTTTAAGCATTGCTTGCATTCCAATCCCACCAGCGCTTTTCAGAAGATCAGCGGGATTGTTTAGAAGATCCGTTGGATTCTTCAGAAGATCCTGTCCACCCTTAATTAATGCTGACTTATCAACATTTTTAAGCAAATCCTTACCTCTATCCAATAGCGAAGGCCCTTTAGGTTTTTCTTCCTCCTTGGAAGCAGTCTCATCCTTCTTCTTGCCAAATACTTTAGAAAATAAGCCATCCCTTTTTTCCTTAACTTTAGCTTCGGCCTTGACATCTTGGGCTTTATTCATAGGAGCAACCGCGGGTTCTTCCTTCTTGGGCGGAGCACCAACTAAACTCTTTAAACTATCTTGCGTGAAGAGTGCACTTTTATCTAAACCCTCTAAATATGAATTAATATCCTCCTCGAGCCACTGCGGATTGTTATCCTGATCATACATCGTAGGATCAGTTTCGAGTAGTTCCCTTCTTTTATCGGCTATTTCCTTTTCGCTTGGAGCATTGGGACCTAGTCTTTTTAGTATATCCTGTCTTGCTTTTAGTATATCATTGGGTATAACATTGGCACCTTTAGTAAGATTAACGATTTCCGGACCTTTCTCTCCAACAATATAGTTTCCCGTCTTTTCAACCTTTCCACCCTCTGCAAATCCTCCAAGTATATTTTTACCAAATCCTTTTGCCAGTCCTCCAAGAGATCCTGAAACTACGTTCTTTATTCCTCCACCTTTTACCGCATTAGCAATTCCGCCGATATCAAGTCCCTTCGCTGCACCGGATATTCCCTTCAGATCCAAACCTTTTATACTTCCAGCAAGATCCTTAAAGTCAAGTTTTTTAAGATCCTGACCAAGGGATTTGAAATCTAGACCTTTTATACCTTGAGTTAGCTCTTTAAAATCTAGTCCCTTTATACCTTGAGTTAATCCTTTAAAATCAAGAGATTTTAAATCCTTTGATAAACCCTGAAAATCTAATCCACTTATTCCCTTTGTTAATTGTGAGAATTCACCCTTTAAACTTCCAAGATCAAGTCCCTTTATTCCCTCAGCTATTTTACCAAGATCCTTGGTATTATCGGCTGCTTTAGTTTGTGTTTCGGCAAGCTCTGCGGTCGTTGAAGTATTCTTTTTAATGTCGCCAGAAAGCTTATCAACATTTCTGCTGAGATCTAATAGGGATGATATAAGTTTCTGATCCGTTGCCATATACTAATGTATATATTCCATTTTTTATTTAGTCAGATTAAATAGTTGTTTAACACCATCCTCTGTCTGTCTTTCCGTATTCTCCTTATCTATAGCATCATTCAACATGTCTAGCCATATCTGATATTCGTAAAACGGTATGGATTCTACCCAAACAGGATCTAATCCATGCTCTTTCCAAAGTCTAAATTTAATCTCAAAGAAGTTCTCCAAAGATATCTGAAATAACGAAAAGAGATCTGAACCCGCTGGGAAAGTTGATCGCAGCGGTGACCTCCTTGTCACCGCATACAGGGCATTTTTGTTTAACTTCCAATTCAGTGCCAATTCTGATCTTTTCTGAAAGCTCGAAATACAAACTATATTCTTCCTTTGTCCAATAATCGGCTTCCCTCATTTTGGTAAGTATTCTATCGCTTGTTAATTCTCTCCATTCATTAAATATAAAAGGAGCAATTTTTAAAAATCCATCATCAATCTCAATACTTTTTCTATTCATATCAGAAATAAATCTAGAGATTGCTTTTGTAACGCCTATACTCGGGATTGACATTTCAATTTTCTTTCCTATTCTTTTTACATCGAATAGAAAAGTTCTGCTTTCGCCATCATAGTATTTGTTTATCCTGTCATCCAGCTCATATGAACTTAAAACTCCAGTTCTTAATTCAATACCATTGTTAAATGGACAATCCGGTGTTTCGTCGCATTTCTTTGACGTCTGAAGCATTATTGAATTCTCACCTCTAACAAAAGTTAAATCCCTTATCGCCATTATTATAAAAAACCTATCCTCCTGTTTTAGATCAAGATACGATACCACACCTTCATTAGGAAAATCCATTCTTAGACATCTGTCTAAAATATAGCTTAGTTTATCCTCTATATCCAATCTATCATCATCGTCAATAGTGGAGAAATGCCTAATTTCTTTAACTTCCGCAGATCTTATGGCTAACTTTGTTCCTTCGGGATAATATACACCTTTGGAAGGTAATATATCAACCGGTAAATTCTTCCATCCTGTATCGAATGCAGGGGAAACCGATTGTGCCTTGCCAAAATTATTTGGTGTTGCTGCCTGGTCAGAATATACATTTTTTTCGACAACCTCAGTTTTTATAGGTTCACCCAAAACTGGTTGAGTCTCAGCTGGTTTCGCCTCTGGCTTAGATTGTACATCAGTAGGGTCGTCATATTCTATGCCGCCCATCATTTCTTTTCTTTTGAGAATTTCTTCCGGAGATATGTTATCCATAAATAATTTATTTTATCTATTATATAACCAAAAATGAAAAAAGAGGCCAAATTAGCCTCTTTTTTTTCAAAATATATTTTTAAATTGTATTATAGGAATAGATCTTCCCAGTAATCACAAACCCAACTAGCATTTATGCTGTATATAGCCGGAGTTTCATAATCAAGTTCCATTGAATTTATAGGCTCACTCAAGAAGCAAGAAGGTATTCTTATTCTTCTAAAGACATCACCTCTTTTATTAAATATGGATATAGACATAGATCCAACATAGTCAGATTTTATACCCATCGCTCCAGTAAGTGGGTTGTAGATTAAATCGGACCACTGTCTAAGAATTTTATAGACAGACATAGAATTAGCGTCATTTAAGTTAACCTCAAATTCCATAGAAAGTGTCATATCACTCTGAGAAGGCTCACCTCCAGCATATCTTCTGGTAGCAAATTTATATTGCTGATTAACTGTCTGAGCAGGAGCAATATCTACTGCCAATCCAGTTATAGCTTTAACTTGTTGTGCTAGTATACTCTCACCCTTAAATGTGGTAGCTGAATCAACAATACCCGATGGTGGATTTATAAGCACCTCGAACTGGTTCAAATAAACCGGTTCATAGTAGTTTATCGCTGCTTTAGAGTTTGTAAAATGTGGTAATCCTGCCATTTTTGTTCTTTATTTTATAAGAATAGATCTTCCCAGTAATCAACCGCCCAAGACATATCATCAATTTTATATAGATCCGTTGACATGTAGCTTAAATTCATAGCGGTTATAGGTTTAGTAGGAAAACAATCTCTACAAGTTATTCTTCTGTATACATCACCTTGTTTGTTAAAGATTGATATTACGATAGTACCCGTATAATCGTTTTTAAGTCCCATTGCACCCGTTAATGGGTTATAGATAAGATCAGACCATTGTCTTAGTGTTTTAAAGACATACATTGAATTAACGTCATTAAGATTGACACTAAAACTTAAACTTACGTCCATATATGTGTTCTCAGGTTTAGCACCAGCATAGTTTCTTTTAGCAAATTTATACTTTTGTGCTATAACACTAGGGTTTTTATCCAAAGAAAGGCCGGAAACTTTATTAACGTGCTGTAGTAATATCTCACCGCCAGCAACAGCAGCAGGAGGTATAATAGTAACCTCAAACTGGTTTAAATAAACCGGTTCAAACTTGTTTATTCCTGATAGTGAATTTTGAAAATGTGATAATCCTGCCATATCTAATTATATTTATCTTTTGCTTCTAAATATTCGAAAATTTGATTATACAAATTGTACGAATCCTCCAGCTGCGATTCCTCCAGTTCTAGTAACAGTAACTCTATTAATGAATTTCTGAATTCCTCTAGCAGGTTCGATTATAACGTCAATTATACCCATATTCATATCAATGATTGCCGGAGTGTTATTTGATGCATCCATTATAGTTTGGTAAGCATAAATACCACCACCTGCTCTAACACCATCAAGGTAATTATCAACTAATGTTTTAATTTCAAGTCTTATTGAATCGTCATTGAAATCAAATAGGTAGTTAGCTAATATTTCTTGTACGTCGCTTTCTATACTGATTAAAAGATCTCTTACGTGAACTAAGTTGAAAGCTGAGTTAACTTGTTGGTAAGCCGTTTGGTTACCGAAGATAACTACACCGATACCTCTTCTCTTGATGATTGGGTTTATACCGAAAGGCTCTAAATTTCCTCTATCCTCATCGGTAAAGTCATATTCAACACCTACGATATTTCCTCCGCTTATAACCCCTCTTTTTTGTCCTGCGATAATTGCATAAGGTTCACCGTTTGCGAATTTTCTAAGGAAGTTATTAGAAACGTATGCTGCTGGTGGAACTTCCACATTTCTATTTGATTCTCTTACGGTAATGAAAGGGGAATAGAAACCACAGAATTTAGATCCATCATCTTCAGTAGGTAAACTGAAAGTATATGTAGGATTAAGTGATAAATTACCACCGTCTGCGATATAAGCAGTATTTAATTTTGGATATGGATTTGCTGCTGTTGGAGCATCAGTAAATCTAGGATCCGTGCTAGCTCTAAATTGTGCCATCGAAGGGGCATTTATAATAGCAAGAGCTTGTTGTCTTAATTTAGCAAGATTACTAAGTTGGTATTTAGAGTTAGGTAGAATCTGTCCAGCGAAAGTATCTACGATGTATCTAAACGATATAACGTCTTTAGAAGCTAATGTTTTAGCTATATTAGTGTCATACATAACATCAAGAATATCACTAATCCTAGCATCACTACCGTTAGGTCTGTGTGAGTCAGTCATTGTGAATCCGCTTAAGTATGTGAAGTCAAAAGATCTTGTAAATTGAGCTATTGACATAAATTTCTGAACTCTAAGTCCAACACCCGCAGTATAATAAAGAGCTGGTCTTGCTACTTTTACTCTGTATGTGCCAAGAGTTGTCGTGGTAGCAACCGAAGTAACCTTAGCTAATCTGCTTTGTCTGTTACCTGTTACTGGTTCACATATATCAAGATCGGTAGAAACAACTAAATCTCCAACGGATAAAGGCACGTTACCAAGATTATCCTGAGTTATCAAGAATGTAGTAACGTCTATTCTAGTACAATCTATGAACTGATTAATAGATCCTTCCTGTGAAATTATATCAAATGCTTGTGCACTTACAGGAAGACCTGCATTATCAGAAGCATAAGTAGCACCAAATGCAGGAACATTTACTATAGTTGCATCGTCCCTGTCAACATTACTGAATGTTCTAAGATATGTCATGTCAAATTGATCCCTATCAACAGTAGTTTCGAAACCTACATAGCTAAGATTAGTACCTGCAGAGTTTCTCCAAACTAAGTCACCATCAGCAATTCTTGCATATTTATAATCCTGGAATAATGGTGAAGCATTATAACCAACTAGCACATTAGAAACTCCAAGGGGAGCACCAGGTCCAGTAACACCGTCAGGGGTAGCTACACTAATAATATCAGTATAATCAGAGTTACCGAATTGGTAAGCATTCGTATAGAATGGCTTATTACTTCCAGATGCACCGGTATTATATGATGTTAAGTTGTATGTAGGGCTAACTGCTATACCTTGTCCTCTATAGAAAGCGTTATCTAGAGGGTGGGTAAAGAATATTCTTAATTCCCCAGAAACCTCCTTAGTTCCAGTAACTTTTAATTTAACAAGTGAAGCTTCAGAGAATTGGTTTAGTAATGCTCCGGTTAAACCACCAGTATATCCAGAAACTACACCAAGTATAAATTTCTCATCGTTAGATGACGTAACCGATAGGAAGCTTTTTAAAGATTCTTTTTGTATAGCGTTATTAAATCCACCAGTGGCACCAGTTAGACCCAATGTTTGTAAATAATGTAATCCACCATCAAATGAATTAGGATTATAAGCCGCGAATGAAGTGTTTATTACACCGGCAGTAACACCAGTTTCAGTAAGAGTGAAAAGAGTACCTACCTTTACTCCGGTAGCATAAACTGTAGCACCAGTAGCACTAACAAATCCAGTTGCTCCAGTTACACCAACAACATTTTGTGAATATAAGTAGTCAGCAACTAGTACCTGATCATAACTTAAGAAATTAATTCTAGGTGTTGCAAGATCTCTATCTCCGGTTAATTCATCAATTAAGTGGTTACCGACTAAATCTATTTTAGAAGGGTTATTACAAATTGAATCGAATGCAACTTCATCAATCGCACAGAATAAACCACTTGAAGGCGTGTCATTATTAACTAATGTTTGTATGTATTGATTAACTCCATTAAGATCAACAAAGTCAGGTATAATACAACCAGTAACGGAAGTAACTATGGAAACATTAGGCTCCGCAAGGAACGCGTCTATTCTACTTTTAATAAATCCGTTATTAGTAAAGTATTTACTGTAATAAGGATCTAATGCTAGGGCCTGATAATTTGTCCAGTTTCCATAAACTGCAATTACATCGATAAAGTAATCGGAGATGTAATCATATGGGTGCATAAAGCTAGGTACATTATTAGCTCCATACCAATCTATTGCGAATATATCATATCCTTTAAGAGGTTTAGAAGAATCTGTAGATTTTCTAGTAATGATACTCATTGGGGATTTACCCAAATTGGTAAGACTGAATAATTTTCCTTGATCTGAAACACTTAATGTTGCAAGGAAGTAATTAGGGTCTGCAAACCAAAATCTCTCCTTATTATAATAAGATGAGTAAAGTCTGTTTGTTACAACTCCATTAGATTCCTCCGTATCAACAGAGTATGCTTGATATGTAACCTTATCTGGGTTTGCGGTTGCCTCGTCGTCATTCAATCTTAAAAGATTCAATGCAAAAACCGGACCTGTATTTAAACAAGTTAGTATCGATCTTTGAAAGAAGGAACCCTTATTTTCTAGTGATCTGTCTACGTCACCAAAAATAGATATTAGTGTTGTTACGTCAGGAATATAAACCGGTGTATTGAAAGGTCCCTTATTAGAGAATCCAACCACCAATCTAATAGTTTGTGATGTTAGAATCACATTTTGTGATGCGTCGAATTCCAACGTATAAACTCCAGACGCTCTAAACTGCGAGTAGTCTATTTTTACCTTATTTGCCATTATTTTTCAAGATATTTTTGCTTCTAGACTATATATCAAAAAAGAATTAAGAATTATTGAAGAGGATTATTAAAAATGATGCGTTACATTAGTTTATTGAAATCCCCATAACTTCTACCGTCCTTGGTAACGGGTCCTCTCGAATCTTCATCTAGGCTCTGTCCACCCTCCAACTTCCTGATTATAGCATTCTTATAAGCACTGTCCTCGAGCTCATCGAAAACATCTCCCACTATCTGATTAAAGTCATATCCATCAAATAATCCCGGGAGATTGACCAGAGTCATAGCAACATCATCGTGTCCGCTCTGACTCGAGTACGTACCCCTATTATTTAAACCGAAAGTAAAAAGTTCAGGAACTGTCCATTTCTTTTCGTTAATTAATATACGGTCACCCTTTATGAGACTTCTTAGCATCTCACAATATTTCATTTTATTCTTTTCGTTGTATTTTATCCCAGCTTTTAATACCCTTGCGCTCTCTGTATGTTTAGTAAATAAAAACATCTCATCAAAGAAATCGTCCCTCTGCATAAGTTTATCATATAGAAGCTCACCCTTGAAATTCATCTCCAGCGCTACTTTTACCCGATCAACAGTAAATAACTCCGTGCACATTAGCTGTAAAATTTTTGTAAATTCCTCCAGTTTTATTTCATTATCTCTGAATACACCAACCTGAACCAGCCCAAAGAAATCAGCCTCATCCTCAAATTCTTCTATTCTATCCATAACTTCCATGGGAAGGGGTGTAACTTTAAATATATTAATCACGGTAAAATCTCCACTTCCCCCACCGCTTAGATCTATAGAGAGAACAAACTTCTTACCCGGTAAATCACATTTTTCTAAGTCAAATTTCGGATGCCATATTAAATTTTCATAATTTATTCCGCTATCGTGAAGACAATCTATTTCTTTCCAAAAATATTCGGTTTCATTTCTTCTTATTTTTCTAAGCTCATTTGAACCTAACAGTAAGCTAGATGAACTTAGGAATTGATTACCATATTCCTGATTAAATAGTTCTTCACTACCCAAGTTACCTATCTCCCTTTGTTTCCATGCCTCGTCTCTTCCTGGTACTTGCCACCAATCAACCCTGATCGGATTAAAACTATTTTCACCATTAAGAGCACCTTGATAAAGTTCATAAAACTTATTCATACCATTGGGCGTGGAAGTAACTATAATTCTCGATACCTTGGACGAGGAAACAGTTGGGTATGTTGACCTAAAGAAAGCTTCAATGAAGTTGGGATTAATGTGGGCAAACTCATCCATGTATAGAAAATGAATGGTAAAACCGATACCTGATGTCTTAGTAGTTGTTTTAGCAAGAACCCTACAACCGTTATCAAAACGCATTGACATCACGTTATTGACCATTATACCAGGTTTCAGAAAGAAAGGCAATCCCTTTATAATTGCCTTTATCTTGTCCATAAGTTCTTCCGCTGTATCCCCGACGTTTGCAAGAATCATCGCATTCTTATCGTGATTAAATAGAAGATACCAAACCAGTATTATTGATGATGTGATAGATTTACCAACCTGTCTTGGTGCAAGAAATATATTAAATCTACTTCCCTGATATTCTCTAAGTACCGATTCCTGATAGTCTCTAAGCCTAATGTAATCAAGACCGGTATCCGTCATTACTTTACAATATTTAGAAAAGTAAGTTACGTCCTCCGCACATTTTTTCATTTCGAGAATTTCCTCATTGGTGTACTCCCAAAGAATATTAGCTCTCTTTAATTCTGGGTTATTATCATGAAATGGATTATCTACACTCTTGTAATCGAGTCCTTCCTCGTCAACTCTTCTAAGTAATTCATCTATTCTGGAGGTTGTCCAATAGGTAGTTTCCTGTTGTATCCCGCTCTCTAATAAGTTTTCCATATTATTCTAGTATATCATCCTCAATAGTATATCCATCAGGATCTTCATAGTTATCATCATCCTTTCTTAACGGATTCTGCGAGTCTATCTTTTTCTTATCTCTTGCATTAACAACAGCATTGGGATCTATAACTTCTGGTCTAATGTCTATTATTTCTGATCCTATTATATCACGAAGACCTTCCATTATACCTCGAGTACCTCTAGATCTTAGACCACCGTCAGAAGAAACATTGGTTGAAATGTAAACACCGTCGGATCCTGGCTGTTGATCCATAACAACACCGCTTGCGTGTTTCTTTTCCTCTATTTCTATTCTAGTTTTCTTATAGTTCTGTTCCATTTTCTCCAGGTAAGCCTGATAATCTTTGGGCATCTGCATGATTTGAGACTGCAATTGTGCAAGAACCTCAAATAAACGGGGGTGCATGTTACCTAAATCAATCTCCTCAAGTATCTTGGTAATGGCATGTTGAGCAGATTTAAGCTGGAACATCATTGATGATAAATTCATCGTGTCCATTCTCTTTTTGTTTTCAACATGTGATTCTGGGTGATTCATATCAACATAGAAGTTGGTTATTGAATCCAATAATGCTTTTGCATCAGATAGAGCTGTTGATTTCTCTCCCGAGAAATCCATCATCTCCGTAGTTTTAAGTCTAGGAAGTTCGTCTATACCAGGAAGAATATCGTCCAATGACTCCTCCATTATTATGGAATCTAAGCTCTCCTTTATTTTTTCCTGTACTACTTTTTCCGGTTTCGGTTTTCTTCTTGGCATACTTTATCTATTTCTTGCAAACTTAGGAATATTCAATAGTGGTTTAGAATTGTCTATAATGTGTGCAAGTTGTTCATCTCTTACTATGTTTTGGTTTAATACCGTTGATTGTGTATCTATATCTATCATATTTTTAAATAATCTCACGTTACCAAGGTAAATTGGTCCAGTGAAGATCTTATATGAGTTGTTATCAGTGCCATAAAATGGGCTTAGCGTGTCCGTAACGACATCCGACGGAGCATTGAATATTATCGGATTAGTTATCATTCTAACCTCCTCATGGACCTTATTTAGCTTACTAGACTGTTCATTTGGATTGACTGGGTCATATGACATTTCCCATATATTAGCAGCGATCTGTTTATATAGATTAGAAACGTTTACAACAACACCATACCAGCTACCATACTCAGGAACGAATTGAAGCGGTGAATTTATTACTCTGTCATTTAGTCTTATTACTAAACTTCCCTCTCCTAAGAAAGGATTTGAATTCTCGTCCATAACACCAGAGTGCACAAGATCAACTCTAAATCCTTCTATGTTTTCCGACGCATTCTCATAAAGGCCGCTAAATAAATTCCTGCTCTGAGCTTTTTGCATTTTCCAAACTATCGTTCCGAGTGCAAAATCCATGCTGTTATTCTTAACGGTAAATCTATATTCATCAATAACATCAACAACCTGATATCCTCCAGAGTGTAATTTATCACCCTTTATGGCAACATATCCTTCAGGATTGGAAGCATATGATTGCCATTTTTCCAATCTATGTCTCCTAGGGTAGCTGCTGAAATATAAATAATCAGCATCGAATGAATCAAGGTTTATATTCGATATCGGATAAGCTCTTTTTAACATTTGCTGATTGTCATAGAAATTTCTAAGACTAAACCAACAAGTGTATGATAATTCATCGGTGGTACCAAGTTTAGGAAGCCTCTTGTATCTAATTGCATTTCTATATCGATCAGGGTCGTATCCAAATTCAGAATTATCAGCAAATGCCTCTGATAAATCATAATAGTTATTAAGAACTATTGTCCAGTTATTATTTAGATCATATCCGATTATAGATAGATCCTTATAAACGTATGATCTAATAGGGTCCTGCGAAAGCTGTGTTATTGTGGTTGCATATTGCTGAGGCTTAGAACTTTTAATTTCCTCATCATTAACTTCAGCTCCAAATAATTCGCTTGTAGTCAATGTTATACCATCAAGTTCCTCCTTGTATGCAGGATCTTGAAAATAGGTATTACTTTTCGGACTATATTTTCTAAGCTCTATTTTAAAATAAACAGGAGCGTTCATAAAGTCCCTGAATAAATACATAGAATTTATTTCATATATTCTATTAGTAATAGGGAAATATAAAATATCTCTTTTTCTAGGCTGAGATCCCCTTCCGAATATAGTCTCAAAATATCTCTTGTCTATTTGTATCTCAAAAGGCTCCTCGAACTGAAGCCCGAAAGGATCAAAGTTTATTTTATTATCAGGGAACTGATTCTGCGGAACGAGTATCTTAACACATTTCTCGTCAACAACATTAAATATAGTGTATTCCTTTAAAACTACATCCTTACCTCTAGCTTGTGGTTGAACAGAATAGTAATTTGCTTCCAAGCCAAATACATTATTAACCATCAAACTTAAATCCTGATATAGATTCAGCGCACGGTTTACTGCATATGGATTAAATGTGAATTTACAATCAGAAAAAACAACAGGTCTATTTGAAACCTCATTGGAGCATATAGCAGCAGGTTTAACTATGGGAATTTCTGGAGTTGGTGCATAATCCAAATCCAACTCGAAACTAACTATAACAATTGTTGGATCTATTGGTTCATCACTATTATAAATAACAGTTCCATCCTCATTAATTAGTACTGAGGTGAATCTAAATTCCGGGTAGAATTTATTGTCAGGATTTAAAATTATATCAAAAAGATCAGAAAATTCATTTGTTAGTCCGCCGAGAGCGGTACCAACATTAGTCCATAAAGACCATGTCTTTCCATCTATGCTGTATCTAAAATCAATGGAGATGTCATTAGCGTCTAATCTCGATCCAGTATTATTGCTATTTGAGGCATCTATTATCCAACCCTTAAATTTAGTAACTCTCTCAAATGGTTTATCCCACGAGAGAACCCTATAATTTCCAATATAAGTAAAGTTTAATGCGCTATCTAGCTGTTCTATTCTCAGATCATAGTAACCTGAGCTTACACAGGGCTTATAGTATTTTTCACCCTTAATTATAACCTCGTGATACCCACCACATCCGATTTGTTTAGCTCTTGCCTCGGCTGCACCGGGTGTTGAAAATATGTTATCCACCGATGATTTAACTACCTTATCGGTGTTCTGAAGACCATCGTGGTAATTATATCTCTGCTCTGATAAATCATACTGTTGGCCATTCCCGTCATTGACAGGTTCGCCCTTCTTAGGAAATCTATTCTCCGGATAAAAATTCATTAGCCATATTTACTTTTTTTATATATCCGAGATTAAATTTGGATGATTGACAAAGAAATGTCTGTGGTTGATAACATGACCCGGCGCATGTAAATGGAATTATGCGCAATGATTATGATTAAATTGTTTAATCAATTTGCTGTTTATTATACGGATGTCTTTTTAATTATTTTTGTATATTTTAACTTTTTATATTTTTACCCTACTCCTTGAGATCCTAATCTTCTCGAAGGAACTCCGAATATCCAATTAACATTAGATCCTCCATCACTTGATGTCGTGTTGGTGGTAGAACCTATGGCATACCAAGTATTAGTAGGAAGAACTCTAGATAATTGAACATAAACATTTGAGCAAATTACCAATCCATTAGAAACTGATGCGGTTTTTTGCAGATAAAATGGATTGGCTGAACTCGAATATATCCTCGTAAGATTGTCAGGATTACCTACTTTAAATGTTTCTCGGATCTGAGTGTATGTAGCAGAAGATGATCCGGAAAATACTATATCATGTAATGCTCCTGGAGGAGTCATTTTCGTGGTATCTATAAAATTTGCAAATGAATCACCAATCCCACCAACAATGGTAGATACAGCAAATCCGGCAGAATAAGGCTGTGATCGATCAATATTAAAGTTTCCATAAGCATATGCATTACCTAATAATACAGTCACTGTATTGGATGTTTTATTAGTTATGTTTATGGTAGAACTAGCGGCACTAAGAGTTAAATTTGCTCCTCCGGAACTGGTATTCCAAACTGTTCCAATACCATTAAGGTTTATGATTGCATTGTTTAATGTTATATCTCTAACGGCAGAGGCTGTAGATGATGCAAATGACCCTAGATTGAGTGTAGAATTTGGATAAACATACATTGAACCATATGTACTAAAACTCATAGCTCCATTTACTGTGGCGTTTCGTAACTGAACATATGTATCGGTAAATGAAACGGCATTAGCGGTTAGAGATCCTCTAAAATCTACATTTGCAAATAAACCCTGAGCTCCACCTCCAGAAGTTCCACTATTGGAAACAAAACTACCGCTACTAACTTGTACGTTACCGCTGAAAGTTACCGAACCTTGAGTTGCTACACTTATTGCACTAGTACTCGTAGAAGTTGAGGTATAATTTCCATTAACAAACAATCCATTCGGGTTTAACACACTCAAAGTTCCACTAAAAGTTTTATTTGCAGTAACAAAAGTGGAACTATACTCGTTAGCTAAAGGAAATGATATGGTACTTGACGAAGTAGATACCGTCATAGAAGAACATAAAATAAGATCTTCTAGTATGGTGTGTACATTACTACCATTTGCCCAGGTTATAGTAGATCCCTCAACAAAAACTAAAGATCTCATCGTACTCGTACCTATGTTTAAAGTTCCTCCTAATTTTCGTATGTATACATAAGGAGTAGTAACCGAAGAAGCAGCGAATGTCATCGACGTTAAACTACTTCCGGATCCTTCCAAATTTACCGAGTTTATTGCACAAATTATACCTGAAAAAGATGCAGTTTTTGATAATGAACTCGTGCTTGTTAGATAAATATCGTCAACGGCAAACGTTAATCCGGTTGTAACTGATGCTGATATAAGAGTACCAGTACCCGTTAAATATAAAGTCGGAGTAGAAAATGTACGAGTATTAGAATTGCTTGATGATAAAGCACCAATGGATATAGGCGCTCCAGTATATTCTACAATTCCCGAGTTTAACGTAAAAGTACCATTACAAGAAAAGCTATCATAAGCATATAGAGTACTTCCATTATTAAGAGTAAAAGTTCCGGTTAGAGACTTACCGTTCGACGTGTAATATATGTAAGAATTGGCAGCCATATTCATTACAATATCTCCTGAAAAGGTAATAGTACTATTAGGACTTAAGATGAATTCAAGATCACCGGTGTTTACGAATGTTATAACAGAACTCGTACTATTCCAATTAACATTAGAATTACCAAAACTGAAATAGTTACCGTATATAGTACAAGAATTAAAAGTTAATTGAGCTCCTCCAGTATTGGTAACATAAAAATCGTTCAACCCTGCACTAGATGATATAACAAAGGATCCATTACCAGTTCCACCTAGGGTTGTTTGGAAAGGAGTATTAAATCCAGTTAATGAATGCGTAATGGTTTTTGTATTGGAGGATGAATTTGTGATATTAAGGTATCCGGTAGGATAGTTATTATAATAATCCCCAGCAGTGATATTTGTTCCACTAACATTCCAAACCGTACCAAATCCAGTAATGTTCCAATCTATACCACTTGACCCACCCCAGAAGGCTCTTGACCCACTCCCAGTTGATATGAATAAACCACATTCTAATGCATATGGTTTATTAGAATTGTATGTAGATATTTCTCCACCACTTAAAGTAACTGAAGATGTAGAAACGGTTTTTAAATCATAGACATCCCAATAAGATCCAGGACTTTGAAAGACTATAGTACCTACAACGGTTTGAGTAGAAAAATCTAGGACACCTGAATAAGTAGGTCCGTAAGCTGCACTTCCAAAAGCCATTCTACCAGTATGAGATAAAGTCATACTGGGTCCGAGGTATAAGCTATATATGATTGTAATAGTAGCAGTACCGGCAAAAGTCCCGCTAAAAGAACTAGCATCAAGAGAAAGACAAGTCGAAGCATTCGACGTAATAGTTATCGTACCAGTACCAGAATTACTATCTAAAATAGCATCATCATCTACTGTAGGTGCACCTACAACAACGCCTCCATTTGGTGGACCTCCAGAAGTATCGTACCAATTACCACCGGTTGACCAAGAGGCACTACCATTATTTGCTACGTACCAATACTTTATTGCCATCCTATACTATAGGTTCTGTCGGTGGAGTTTCTTCTGTCGGTGGAGTTTCTTCCGTCGGTGTAGTTTCTTCGGTTGGTAGAGTTTCTTCAGTTATTGATCGAGTTAAGTTTAATTGTTCGATAACATAATCCTCCAATATCGAATCGTTAGTTCCCCATTGAGAGACTATTTCTTGAGGAATAATCAGAGTACCTTCTTTTGAAAAATCACCACCTATTAATTCCCAGAATACTTCAACAGTTTCAGGGAAAAGAGGAAATGTATTAACCGTTACATTGAGTTTTTCGATGTTCCATTGCAATGGATACGTAAATTTGTTTGTTGATTGAATGTTTGCCATATTATTTAAAGAATATATTTATACTAAGATCCGATGCATTAACGATAGATGTATCGGAATCTGCTAAACCACTTGTTGTAGTTATTGCAATACCAGTTGAAAAATTTATTCCTGCGGGAAAGGAACAATTAGCTGCTGATAGGGGAGGAATTACGATTGAAAAATAAACGCCTGTTCCTGCTGTTGGTGTACCTGCATTATTATGAAATGCAACTTTTTTAACAACTCCTGTGTTATTATAAATGAACCATCCGGTTATCTTACCAGGTCCATTTTTTATATTTGTAGGATTTGTACCTGATAAAGAAACAAGGTGAAATACTGATGCACCTCCAGTTGCAATCTCTTGTAGGGAGGCATTAACTGCAGTCTGATCCGATGCAATAACGACTGGCGCTGAGTTTGCTGCAGTTGTTTGTCCGTTTGGATTATTAGGATTGTATGCCATTTTTAATCTTTATTTTATATTACCCACCAGTTTGAATTATCGGAAACTAATGTAATTGATTCATATATGTTATTTATTACTGCGGTAAGCCCATCGTCAATAGTTTCTGTTGAAAATCCATTAACTGTAACAGCTGCTGTACCAGCAGTTTTTTTAACGACTATTGTTGCTGTATTTCCTATTGCTGTTGGTAAATTGACTTGAAATTCACCCCCCGTGCTATCGCATTTTAAGATAAAAGTCCCACTGGTATCAACTATATTATAAGTGGTTGTTGTGGTTGTTATTGAATATTCACCAGAGGATCCCGTGGGTCCGGTTGCTCCATTATTTCCCGTTGGACCAGTTGCTCCATTAGCACCATTGTTTCCTGTGGGTCCTGCTGGACCTTGTATCCCAATAGATAGGGGTACTAGAATTATATCCTGTCCAGCAGAAAATGAATAACCACCTTCCACATAAGTAACTGGTACAGAAACATAATTATTAGGTATAATTGTGGGTGATGAACTCACCAACCATTTTTGGTAGTTACTAGAATTGTTCTGGTCCTGGATGATTAAATTATCCTCCGTTGTAATTAAACCTAGAAAAACATCTATATCTATATTATCCGTCGTTAAATGGGAAATGTATAGTATGGTAGAGCTTATTTGGGTAGCATTATCCCATATAATTTGATTCGTCGCAGGGGGAGGAGTTTGAGAGCTTGTTCCTGCTTTATATCTATAATATGAAACACTAATACCATCATTACCATTAGCTCCAGTTGGGCCTGTAGCTCCTATAGCCCCATTAGTTCCAGTTGGTCCAGTAGCTCCAATAGTTCCGGTTGCTCCATTATACCTTGTGATCCTGTTGGACCTTGTGATCCTGTTGGACCTTGTGATCCTGTTGGACCTTGTGATCCTGTTGGACCTTGTGATCCTGTTGCTCCAGTATTTCCAGTTACACCAATAGCTCCTATAGCACCGCTTGGTCCGGTAGGACCAGTAGGACCAGTAGGACCAGGAATTTCTGATCCTCCCCCTGTTCCACCTATTGTATATAAATAATTGCCCTCCCCATCATAGACATTATTGTCTTGTGTCTGCAATAATCTACCATACGTGTCGGCTATAAATTGGCCTGTAAGATTTAACGGATTTGACACTTATTAAATTTTTTTGCGTTTAAGCAATTCTAACTCTAGTGCCTGATTGTGCCTGGTTATTTTGCTTTTGTGATAATATTTCCACCTTTACATTCTTATTGTTTTGCACTTGGAATGTTTCGTACCAAGGATAGAAAATCTCCCCATCTACAACAACCTCTAATTTAATTACACCTTTAAGTCCCGGTGATAATATTGATATTTTTTTAAGAGGTATCCTACAAACTCCTCCGCTTATGGAACCTTTAAAGAATATGTTCCATTCTTCGGATTCTAGTATAAGTCTAACCGCAGTGTTTTTAACATCGCTTCCCTCTATCATAACCTTGCATTCGAAAGATTCCGCTTTGTCTCTGAATATTTTATAAGCAAGCGGATCCATAGGAATTTGTGGCTCCGTGATTATAGGCTCGGATACAACTTCTTCGGGTTCAGAAATAAAAGTTGGCTGTGTAGATTTTATATAAGCTGGGTCTATAAAGTCCGTTATTGTTTTTTCTACTGGTTCCCCGTAATATTCTTCGTCGTCAAACTCCTCCTCTTCCTCATTCCCATAATTTGTTTTGATGTCAACAGGGATAGGTAATTTCATCTTTGATGAGATAACATCATCGATTAAATTTTCTTTCAATAGTTTATCATCTTTTTTAACCTCTTTTTTTTCCAAAATGGGTCCATTAGAAGGTGCCAATGGTTGCTTTGGTTTGAAAACGAAATCTGAATATCTTGTTATCATTTCTTATTTATTATCTTTTACCTCGATTTTTATGCTATATTTATCAAAGGTTTTCTCTATATCACCAACAGTGACTTTTCTAGCTATCTCTTTGTGTCTAGTCTCTGTATATATCTTTCCGTTAACTTCACAAACGATCCTTATAAACTGTTTAAATTCTTTCCCCGGAAGTTTCCTCTCGATGTTTTCCAGTGGATGTAATCCATATCCACTGGCCAGATTAACGGCTGATGCAGCGTCCTGGACTATTTTATAGGTTGTTTCCCATTTGTATCCATCTCTGTCACCGAATATTAACGTGTTTCCCTCCCATGTAAAATATTCTCTTATTTCTGACATTTGATATTTTTTAAGTGAGATTATATATCTAAATAAATAAATTGCGAAATTCAAAGGTATAGCAGAATCTCATAAACAAGGCACAAGAATAACCTATCCAGAGGAGGTTGTTACTGAATCGGGTAGAGTTAATTTTTAAAGAGTGGGAATCCAGTCTAATATCTTTATGAAGACATCTTCCGGCTTTATTGTTCTTGTGCATTCGAAGTAGCGATCTGTTCCTTTATGAACAGGACACCACCACCAATCGCCTCTGTCAAATTTATATGATGTGTTTGAGAAACATCCATGACAAACATCCTTATTTATTATTCTTAGAGTTTTATCTAAAAACTCCATTGTGGGTAGACTGAATCCGGATATCATGACCGTTGGAACTTCCAAGGACCACGATAACCAAGACATACCAGATCCAAGTCCAATGAAAAATTCACATTGCAGTAGATCACTTATTCTTTCCGATATCGGAAGATCCCCCGTTCTATCTATGACTCCCTTTAGATCAGTTGGTTGTTTGTGAATAACAATCACATCGTAACCCACTGATTTAAGTAAATCAACCAATCTTTGCCATCCTCCAGGATAATGCCAATATTTTGCACCCGCTGTGGATTCTGTTGCAATACAAACGTATTTCTTATCAGTAGGTCTACTTAGTAGGGTCTTGTTAATTATAGGTTTAATTTCACCAGCATACTCTACACCCAATATATCAGATGCAACCTGCTGCATTGGTATAGAACGGGGATCATTTTTATGAACATTAGCATCAGTCTCCTCGTACCAACCAACACCAATAATTGCATCAATTTCTTCCTCCCTGTATCCAGGATGTTTGAATTTTATATCGGCATATCGACCCTCAAATAACTGATTCCAAAATGTCGTTACAATAAGGTTGTTGACAGCATATTTTTTTCTAAATTCTTCTATATATGGGAGCCAAGCTAATGTATCACCTAATGCTGAGCTGTCAATAGAAACCAAAACTTTACCAGTTTTAAATTTATCAAAAAGGTTAAATGATGAGATTATATTATTTGATTCGTCTCTGACTTCCATGTCGCAATCAAAAACCCACCGTCGGAGTCCTGATGAAAACATTACGGTGTGTATGGTTGATGTGTATAGAAGATCTCCGCTGTCTCTTATGAATGTATTAAATGAATTGGGGATTCCCGGTATCCCAGAGGGACCGGATATTTCTATTTTAGGATTATAATCAAACGATAAATGAGCTCTAATTTTTAGATTCTCTTCAAAGTGGATCTCGTCGTATTTAACCAGATCGGAGTATATGCTAATTGACTGCTCTTTAATTTCCATCTACACCAAGTATTTTTAGCATTTCCGAAATATTAGATTCCCTGTCATCGTTGAGATAATGAACATTAGGAAATCCATCATACGTGCTCATGTAAGTATCAAGTTTTCTAAACATACAAGGAAGCTTCCAAGAAAGAGCTTCCTTTATCGACAGAGGATTTAGCTCAAAAATAGAGGTAAATAGAAAAAGATCCGCAGCTTGATAGAATGAATCAACATCATTTCTTTCACCCCATATCCTGCAATTAGAAGGAAGATCAGTCAGAATAGGTTCCCAATAATCCTTAAAATTATCAGCGGTATTACCAATGAAATGATACCTTATTGGGAGATGCTCAGTTTTCTTTGCGTACTCAACAACCTCTTTCTGATTCTTGCCGGAGGTAAATAATCCAATATTTACCACATGTTTGAAATCCGGCGATAAGCCAAGCAAATTCATATGATGTTTCTTAAGAGGTGTTAGATCCTCAATAGGGTACTCCAGTATATCGGAAGGTACCCCCAGTGGTTTAAACTTATTGTCTATCCACTCGGAAACCATAATGAATTTATCAGGTCTGTATAGCTTAACACTTATTGGTATATTTGAACCGTGGCATGTTTCACATATAAAATATTTCCTATCATTGCTATAGATCCTATTTAATAATTCGGAACTAACGAAGGATTCAGGAAGCTCCTCGAAATGAATCACATCAGGTTTTATATCCTCCAATAATTCGATAATTTTGTTCTTATTGTCATATAAAGGTATAAATCTATCTCCAAGAAGTTCAGCTATTTTATTTCTCTGAACAACATATGCATCACCATGAAAACTGTATTCCACGCAATAAACATCAGCCACCTTATTGAAAGACTCTATCTTTTTATACAGATATTGAGGCAATCCTCCGGTGGAAAGATGGGGAGTGATATAAATTATTTTTTTCATCACCCCCTTTTATGTTGATTCAGAGGATGACATTTAAGATTTTGTAAAAACCCCAGATTCGAAATCTAGTTTGCCACTACCATATTCATTAACAACTTTAGCTTCTAAGGCATGCTCTTTTTTTGAAATAGCTTCAGCCATATCATACAAAGAATCCAATTCAGTATTCATCATTTTCAAATCCTTCTCGTAGAATGATTTTTGGACATTCAATCTTCCGATTCTAACAACGTTCTCTGTTAACTCGTCTTTTAAAGCTTGGATCTCTAAAAGCAATTCTTCTGGTAATTTAATTTGTTCGCTCATGTTTAAAATTTACTATTTTTAGCTGTTTTGTTTATAATAGTTTCAAAAAATTAATTAATTTTAGGGTACCTATATCTGTATATTGAAGTTTATAACTGCTCTTTCTTTACTACCATAAAAAGGCTCCACCGAATGAATTATATCATATGGCCATATTAAAAGCATTCCCTTTTTAGGTCTAATGTAATACTTCATCCCGCGGACATGAAAAGAAAATACCCCGCTGTAAGGATGATCCGCTATGGGATCTCCGTCGGATAAATAATAACCTCCGGAAAACATTATTTGTTTCGTTTCGCCGTGATGCCAGCGACAATGGTTATGAGCATTGTGACCCCTACCCGAAAATGGGTCATAGTACTGTAGCCAACTTTCCGTTATGACGGGTTTGCTTTTAGTCTCTATTTGTATAGATTTTAATAATTGTAAAAATCCTCCCTCTATTCTTCTTTTTATAATTTTTACCAGCTCATTATCATAATTAAGAAAATCATTAGGAGGAGTCCAAAAACGGCTTCCTATCGGAGGAAATTCATGGTCCTCGACCCATTGATCCTCCCTAGTATAATTTACCTCATAGGTAGATTGCCGTTCCGAATCATATTGTAACGGTAATTCCTGTCCCATTCTTTTTTGTGTATCGTTTAATGCTTCCAGACCTAATTTATACACTTTATCAGTTAAGGCATCATCAAATATCCTTTGATACACAGGAATAGGTGCAAGTTGGAAAACATATTCGTCAGGGGTTGGAATTAATGGCTGTTTAAAGTTCATGATATTGCATTTACTATTTTAAAAACCCACCGTGGAATGGCACATAAAATTCAACCTTTTGATTTAACTCAGAAGCTAATTGCTCTATCCTCTGTTGTTTTTCCCAAAATAGATTCCAATTTTTGGAATTACATAATAAATTCCTATTTATTTTCATTCCAGGATCGCTTATGTATGTTAGAGTGTATTGTACTTTATTTGCACCTATACTGTTTCCAAATCTAAGCATATCCTCCATTTCATGGAGATTCAACATGTTAATATTATATGCTGTAAACGACCAATCGCGTTTATAGCTCATATTATTTACTTTATTAAAATATCTCTCAAGATTCTTTTGTATAGTTGCATAATAATCGAGTCTTCTTATCTTTATGTATGTTTCTGGTGTTGCAGCATCAATAGAAAATCCTATACATGATTTATTGGTGTATTCATCTATAAACATGTCCTGGTATTTTTCGCCAAATAAAGATCCATTACAAAAAGTCCAAAATAATATTGTGTCCTTGTATTTTTTAAATTCTATTCTATCAAAAACATCAAACAATCTTCCCTTATAAAAAGGTTCAGCTATTCCTAAGAGTGTAAATGTTTCCAGATACGGTATAGCGGGTTTTATTATATCCAGTAACAAATTAGTATTATCGGGTAGATTAATAAAATTTGTGATGTAGCTTTCGCTAGATCTGGGACACATTATACATGCAGTGTCAGGGGTTGGGTTCAAACCACCTATGTTACACCACGAAGATGGCAGTGAAAGTTCAATTTGTTTAGGATATTTCGACAGGGTAACATCAACATTTCTTTCTAATGATGTGAAGTGTAACGGACATTTAGTGTTGTTGCAGCCAGGATGCATTTTAGAGCTCATTACGGAGTTCTTTACTGAAACCAATGTTTTCCCCTTGAAAGCCTCATCTATCGTTATACCATCAGTTAAAATGTTGCCATAGTAGGTTGTTTGATGACAACAAGATTGGAATGATCCGTCGGAATCTATTTTTATTCTATCAAAAGGTAAACTGCAATATGCTTTCATAAATTTACTTATACTTACATGTGTTCCAGATATGGATCCATATTTAAAACATCTTTAATTCTACTATTAAATCTTTTCTGTATTTCTGATATTTTAAAATTTGTCGAAGTCATAATATCAGAAACACCGTTAACGAAAATTGGGTGATATCTCTTTATATACTCCTCCAGATCACAATTAGCATATATGAACATAGCTGCCTCATCAGCACATCCTTTAAGGTCATTCTCTACAGCTATTCTGAGAAGCTCTCTTCCTATCGAGATTTCCCTGCTATAAAAAAATCCAAAGTTGGGTAGAATGCACATATCATCAGATTTCCAGCTATATTTCAGAATATATCTATTCGCTTCATTCTTAAATTCAACATGCTCGGGCTCACAGTTAACGTAAAACTCTTCTATACCATCGATAGGATTACTAAGGTGTGCATACAGAGGTATTTGAGTGGGTTTATCTGAGATGTACTTATAAAATGAGTCATCCAGCTCCCTCAATATGTAGCAATCCCAATCTATGAACATTATCTCATGGAATTCATCCAATGCCATTTTTATAGCTATAAGTTTTCTGATCAATGAATTTTTATGGTCTATTTTACAAGGATCATCATCGGTTACTATTCTTGTTTTAAATCCTCTAGATCTTAAAAATTTATCGTTATTCTCACCCCACACGTATACAATCTGATTATCATATATAGGCAGGGGAGGGATTTCATTTTTGAGCTTCTCCGAATCACCCCAATATGCTCTAATTATTTTTATATCAGATTTCATTATATGTGTTTAAGATAATGTGTCATTTTAATAGAATTCTCCAGATATTCATTTACTATTTTCTGTGACTTATTTACTAAAAAGTCACTCCCCGATTCATCCTCGGAAACCCCGTATAAAAATTTAGGATGATATCTCCCTATATAATCATCAAGAGAACAATTAGCATACAAATACATTGCGTGCTCCTCTATGCATCCGGATAATTTATGCTTATTTGCTATGTCAATCAGATTCTTACCCAAGGACCGGTCTCTGCTATAAACAAAACAGAAATTTGGACTTACTAATGTTGTTCCAAGTTTCCATGTGTATTTGGGAAAGGTATCGTTGCATATTAAATACCATCCCTCCTTATTAGGATTCTCTGGCTGTAATACTTCCCTCCATGACTCCTCTATTTTTTCATATTGACCGTACAATGGACATTGAATTGGTTTTTCACTAAGAAATTCGTAGAAATCGTTATCAAATTCTCTTAATATATAGCAATCCCAATCCAGAAGAATCACCTCATCAAACATACTCAATGCCATATCCAGTGCTAATAATTTACGATAGAATTGTCCATTATACGAACGATAAAACTCCGGAATATCATCAGACATCAAAAAAGTATCGAATCCTCTAGATCTTAAGAAAGACTCGTTTGCAGAACCCCAAACAAAAACTATCTGATTTGGATAAATCGGAATCGGTGGGATCTCTCTCTTGAGTTTATCGCTTTCCCCCCAGTATGCTCTAACTATTTTTACTCCCGTATTCATTCCAATATTTTACAAATCTCGAATGTCTTAGATATTCCGAATATCCCAAAAATATGAGTTCTTCAAAAAATCTTTGCGTTTGTTTTTCTTTATAATCAGGAAGCCATCCATAATGAATTTTATCTATCCAGACATGCTCCCAACTTATATTCTCCTTGGTATAGTCAGGGTTCATGGGATAATACCAGTTTTCGGACTGACCCTTATACCTGGTAGATTCGCTACCATAATTACTATCGGCCAAATATATCTTATCTGTTAAAGTATTGGTGTTATAATCTCCCTGTCTAATGATATGTCCAAGTATTCCTTGGTCAGTTAAAAGCCAAAACCATTCGGGAGTATCCGAGCCATTAGTATCAACCAACTTTCTATGCCAATCGTGATACTCTCTTAATATCTTTAGATTATTAAAAACTAGAAATGATGTGTTCGGAGACCAATCAAAACACTGATAACCTTGAGGAAAATCTATATGTGAAATATCCTTTTTCCAATCATCCTCACTAAAATAATAATATCCTCTAGGTATTTCCCAGTGAGTAACCGTTAAATCCGATTTTAATATATCATCAGGAAGCTTACTTCTAATTATCATATCCTGATCAAGAAAAACAAATGGTGATGTCTGGTTGGCTAAACATTTTATTTTTCCGCTAGTCCAAAAATGTGCAGGATCGACATCTGTTCTTGAATACCCGTTTAAAAAATTAATATTAATATCATCATAAAGTTCAGGTATCCTGAATTGCTGATAAAATGCTAGTCCAATAGAATCCGTGTAAAGTTTAATAGGTCCGTTCAATCGTTTCCAGTGGATAGCTGAAAGCATGGTGTATAGTATCTGATAGTCAGGTTGATCATAGGTTTCAGATTTTAATTCTCTGGTTGTGTTAAATCCATGTCCCCTTAAACGATCCCTATGAAAAAATGGCTTGGTCCAATTTACGTGTATTGCTCTCATTTGTTTAATGCAGTATTAATCCTATTCTCCAATTCTTTAACATCTATAAGCCCGCCCGCAGTAACACATCTTTTTAAAAAATCAATTGTTTCCTGATAATTGTAGCCTGGCTGGTGTTCTCTAATTCTTCCCTCCTCAACTCCATAATGTTTATAAGATCTCCGGGTTTCTTTAAGATTCCAAATTCCGCATTCTGTTAGATCATTATAAAAATCGGATTTTTTACAATCCCAAAGGTTTTTAGATAGGCATTGATGTGGTATGCTCTCCAAACACAACCATTGCTTTAACATTAACTGCTCCGATAATATCATATGATTCGTCGTGATATATGGTGAATCCATGGATGTAAACTCCTCATGATTTTTAAGAACCCGCCTACCGTATTTATTGGCAAATGCGGGATCAGGTAAATAAAAAAAGCTCACATTAGCTGCTAAATCATTGATTCTGGTAATTGGGGTTGTTAATCTGCTATTATAAATGTCATTCGCAGAAGGATACCAATTATCTGATCTCTCTTCATAGCTGTATATGAGCTTATCTGTAAGAATCTCATCGATATTACGGAAGATTAAAAAATCATGATCAACCAGAAGTATGGGGATTTTAGTTTCGGATATAATTTTAGTTTTTGGAGATGACCAAAATATCTCCCTGTTAATTTTCTCCGGATATGAAAGCGATCTAATCTCATGCCACAAATGAAAAATACCGAAATTTTCAAGGTAATCAAAGGTGAGATTATCGCAATAAAAAACAGTCTTATGACTCACATGATATTTTCTCCATAAAGACACAGAAGCTGCAAGCAACCAAATCTGTAATCTATTATAAAAACAAAGATCCTTTTTTACATTCTCTAATACCCATAGGGTTTCCATATCTAGGAATTTAAGTGTTATTAATTTAGTTTATAATTTTATGCAAAATAAGCAGTAAATAAAGCAAAAGGATCCTGAACTACGGGATCACTATAGGCAAAAGCTAAAGTTGAGGTATAGTAAAAAGTAGCGGAGCTGGATTCATACCAATACGAAAAACTATACGGGTAAATTCCTGTTGCTCTTATATCTATACTGCCACTATAAGCTTCAAATGCCTGTTTATTATTACCGATAATTGTGGTTCCCGTCGAGGCTTCGTACCAGGGATAAATAACCTCGACATAACCTCGTGTTCCGTTAGAAGATTGTATTGCTAAATTAAATAAATAAGTATTAACACCATTATAATAATTCATCGAAAAATTACTAAGACCCCCAATCTGGGGATCGGTATCCTCAAGTATATTCTTAAAAGAAGCATTAGTTGAGCTAACTCCTATTAACTGTGTAAATTCTGTAGCGATATTAAAATCCGAGGGTCCAATTAATAATACTGGCATTTCTAGATGGTTTCGTTTATAATGTTTGCACTTCCGAATATATTCTTATATTCCTCTATTAATTTATTATAAGCATATTGGTATAAATCACCATTCACAAGATCTATATTTATTCTTGTTCTCTCCTGATCCTCCATTTCGTAGCTAACGATTTGAGTCCACTCCCGTCTTTCTTTTATAACCTCGTTACCATTCTCGTCGAAATCAATATATTCTATCAACTCATGAGACCAGTCAGAAATTTTAATCTGTATTGGAACAGTCACTGTTTCAGTAAGCGGATATCTTCTTACGGTTGGTAATTGTAAATTAATAACAGTATCGTATGAAAGGGTGAAACCAATCCTACCGCTACAGTCTATCCCATCCTCAATGTATGGTTGAGCTGCAGCTTCTTTATCTAAATAATGTCCTATACTAACAGCCATAAATCCAGTGATTTTATTAACAACATAATTTTCTATTCTCACATAAAAACTGGAAAGATTACCCCCGTTATCTGCTGTTATTTCCTTGTTTACTACAAATCCCATTTTATTTTAATTTGGATTTTAATTCATCTATTTGTTTCTGCTGCTCCTTAATTGCTTCGATCAGCAGTGGAATTATTCTTTCATATCTAACGGAGTAATATCCAGTTTCATTTAGTCTAACCGCTTCAGGTAAAATACCCAATATCTCCTGTGCAATAACTCCAACGTCTTGTTTATCTTTATATCCATGGATGCTATTAAATTCAGGGTTCCATTTATAATTAACTCCAGAGATGGTTGAAAGTTTTTCTAAACTGTTCTCTATCGGGCTAACATCCTGCTTCAATCTAATATCAGATGTTGAGAATGCAATAATATCTCCTGATGCATCTATTCTTCCCATTGTAGCTGATGGGGTTATACCAACACCCAGCGATCTCTTTACGTAAGTATCGTTATCACTCTGTAATGTATCGGTTGTTAAAACACCTGTACTAGCATTAAATTGAAAAGCATTAGCAGTTGTTCTAATAAAAGGTGTTTGTACACCAGTTCCTAAAACGAAAACCGGATAGAATGTGGAATTAGTAGTGCTAGCGCTGACAGCGAATCCTGAAGTTCCCGAAGAACCTGAACTACCTATATCACCCGATCTGTTGAATTGAACAGAAAGTTGTGCGCCGTTTGTTCCGAGAGTACCACTTACAAATGAAACAGGTATTTTATAATAACCCGCGGCAACCGTAACTGTACCTGTAACTGTGAATACATTAACTACTGTTCCAGTATCTCTACTGTAAAGAGTAACGGTTCCCTTATTTCCTGGAGTTGTGCTATCATCCCAAGTGTCAAACCATGCTGTTCTTGAACCTCCAAGCTGGTCAAAAATATCAAAGAAAAGTTGAGTAACAGAAGCGATTGTTGCATTATTATACGCAACCACTCCTGCTCCTGGATCGGCATCTACTGTTGATGTTGAGAAGTTATATCTTACACCCCCCGCAGCTCCCGCAGCTCCACCAGTTCCAGAAGATCCAGAGGATCCCGAAGTTCCGGATGAACCTCTAGTTCCTGATGAACCACTTGTTCCTGATGAACCTCTAGTTCCTGATGAACCACTTGATCCTGATGAACCATTTGATCCCGAAGTTCCGGATGAACCTCTAGTTCCTGATGAACCACTTGATCCATTAGTTCCGGATGAACCACTTGATCCCGTAGTTCCTGATGAACCATTTGATCCTGAAGTTCCAGAAGATCCTGAAGTACCATTAGCTCCGCTCAATCCTGAAGATCCTGATGTACCATTTGATCCTGAAGCTCCTGAAGCTCCTGAAGTTCCCGAAGATCCAATTCTTCCGTTAAACACCCAGGAAATAGCATAATCAGATGCACTCCAAGATCCGTTAGCAACTAAAGCTGCATTAAGAGTCAGATCTATTCCATAACCACCCGAAGTAGTTGCACTTGCTACTGTCCATGTTCCTAAGATGGATGTATTACCAATTTGATATACCTGCAAATAAAGGGATGTTCCTAAAGCTGCAGCAGAATTTAAAGCGCTTATCCAAGAAGTGTAACTGGTAGCAATACTTTGATTATGTATACTTATCGATGTTGTAGTCGATATATTAGAGCTGTTTGAACTGAACCGAGTAGCTCCCGGATCTGATGGGGATGATGTATTGAGCCATCTCCATCTTCCAGAATTTGATCCATCAGCTCCGGCAGTTCCTGATCCTGAAGTTCCCGAAGACCCTCCCGTTCCGTCGAGTCCACTTAATCCGGAAGATCCGGAAGATCCATTGGTACCATTAGGTCCTGATGAACCGCTTGTTCCTGATGAACCGCTTGTTCCTGATGAACCGCTAGATCCACTTGTTCCAGTAGATCCTGAAGTTCCTGATGAACCTCTAGTTCCTGATGAACCACTAGATCCTGAAGATCCTGATGAACCGCTAGATCCACTTGTTCCAGTAGATCCTGAAGTTCCTGATGAACCACTAGTTCCTGATGAACCACTAGATCCTGAAGATCCTGATGAACCACTAGATCCTGAAGATCCTGATCCACTTGTTCCGGAAGATCCTGATCCATTCTGAACCCAGACTGATCCATTATAATAATAAGGTCCCGCACTACCATCTGTTTGATGAATAATTAATCCTGTTGCAGGAGATGCAATAGCATTCTTTTGGGACTGAGTCATCCTTGGTGGTAAGAAACCACTTGTTGTACTATCTATTTGTACTTTAGCTGAAGCACTCGGTGATGCTGTACCTATAGTTAAAACACCGTTTAAATAATTGGAAGCTGATCCAGCCATATACAGGTTCCAAATATTTGCAGCAGAAGCTAAGTTTCCATAGAATCCATAATCATTAGTTGCTCCTGTTAATGTTGAATCAACAAAATATCCATATTGATTTGTAACAGTTCCTGAATATGTTTGTTGTTGAGCAAGATAATGTGTTATAGAGGTTTGTGCAACACCTGATGTAGATATTGAATTTGTTGCAAAATAAATAGCATTTGTTGTTACCCCGCTTCCAATATTACTGTCAGCTATTACACCATAAGCTGTAGTTCCACCCGTAATAGTTTTACCTATAGCTAAAACTCTATCAGTTAGTGAACCTGTACCTATACCTAAAGAACCTGCTAAATAATTATTAGCAGTACCGTTCATATACAGGTTCCAAATATTTGAACCAGAAGCTAAGTTTCCATAGAATCCATAATCATTAGTTGCTCCCGTTAAAGTGGAAGTTGCATGGAATCCTATTTGTGTTGTAACTGTAGAACTAGCGCCAAATGTTCCTTGTGTAGCTCTAAAATGAGAAATAGTTGGAACATTAAATGTAGCAGCTTGTGTTGATGCTATTGTATTAAAATACATAGCTTCAAGCAAAACATCAGATTGAAGATCTCCCGCAGATTGTATACCCGCAACGATTGAACTACCCGTTAAATTTCTAAGTGCATTTATATTGTAACCTGATAATGCTGCACCCGTACCAACACCTAATGCACCATTAACAGTAGTATTGGAACCTAATGTAATTAAAGTGCCTGTATCAGTAATGTTTGAGTTACCAATAGTTGTAGAACTTGTAAACTTAGCAACAGTGTTAGTAGTACCCGATACAGCTACAGAGGTTCCACTTGTTCCAGCAGATCCAGATCCACTTGTTCCAGCAGATCCTGATGAACCTGATGAACCACTAGATCCTGAAGATCCTGAAGTTCCCGATGAACCTCTGGTTCCTGATGAACCGCTAGATCCTGATGAACCTGATGAACCGCTAGATCCTGATGTTCCACTTGTTCCAGCAGATCCCGATGAACCACTAGATCCTGAAGTTCCAGTAGATCCTGATGTTCCTGAAGAACCGCTTGATCCTGATGTTCCTGAAGAGCCACTCGAACCGGAAGTTCCACTTGTTCCTGAAGAACCGTTTGTACCAGCAGCACCCCTTGCACCAACTAAGAAACAGAAATTATAATTGGTACTAGGAGGGGGAACCACGGAAGCATTGGATGTTTGTAGGGTGAGTCCTATTGTAGCATAAGTACCGCTATCAGCTAATGATGTAATTGTATAAAACCAATATTGAGATCCCGTACTAGCATCTGTTATTAAAACAGTGCTATTAATTATGCTAGGAGTTAATATTGCTTGGAAATCAATTCCACTCAGAGTTGTTTCTGAAATGTATAACGTGTCTGTATTACCACCGATGCTTCCACTATTAAAATAAAACCTTCCCGATGTAGGAGTGGCGGAAACTTCCCATCTCCATCTTCCAGCAGGTGTAATGGAAAGCCCGCTTGTTCCGGCAGATCCTGAGCTACCGCTTGAACCAGACGCCACTTGTTCCAGTAGATCCTGAAGAGCCACTTGTTCCAGTAGATCCTGATGAACCTGATGAACCACTAGATCCTGAAGAGCCACTTGTTCCAGTAGATCCTGATGAACCACTAGATCCTGAAGAGCCTGAAGAGCCTGAAGTTCCACTAGAACCTGATGAACCTGATGAACCACTTGAACCCGATGCTCCTGAAGTACCAGCTACATAGAAATCAAAACATCCAGATGCTCCAGGGGCAGGACCAATACCAGCACCTGATAAATATGTCACTCCAAATGTATGGTAAGTACCAGAGTCCGTATTAGAAGTTACTTGAAATAAAAACGTGTCTGCCCCAAGCCTTATCTTAATAACTGAACCTACAGTAATAGTATTCAAATATGTATCTAAATCAACAGAAGCATTTGTAATGTCACTAACATATAGAGTATTTGTACTTGGACCTAAAAATGAACCATTCCCTCTAAATTCTCCTGAAGCTGGTGGATTAGAACCCCAATTCCAACAACCAACCGCAGCCGAAGCTCCTGATGTACCTGAACTTCCGCTAGTTCCCGAAGAACCACTTGAGCCCGATGTTCCTGATGAACCTGATGAACCACTAGATCCTGAAGAGCCACTTGTTCCAGTAGATCCTGATGAACCTGATGAACCTGATGAACCACTAGATCCTGAAGTTCCACTTGTTCCAGT